TCATCCTTTTATTTCCGTTCCGTCCTTGAAGGTCACCCGGATATCGTCTTTGCTGTACACCGTGATGAAGTCCACCAGGCTGCCCCACAGCCTGGCATCGAACTCCTTGATGAGTTCCTGCTCCTGAAGCTCCTTGATGAAGCTGTCCATCTGACGACTCCGGGCCTTGCGATATTGGATGTCATCACAGGTCTTGTCATACTGCTTCTTCGCCGCTTCATATCGGCTGACCAGCTCGCTGTACTTTTGGTCATAATCATCCTGGTTCTGCGCGACCCGAGCATTCTCGGCTATGAGCTGCTGCACCTTGTCGGCCAGCAGGTTTAAATCTGTGCTGATCTTGTCCCACTCCTCTTCCAGGGCTTCTGTGTCGGTAAGCCGTTCCTTCAGCAGGGTGATGCTGTCAAGTACGTCCGCTTTGTTTTCGATGAGCCGGTTGGCGGCCCGGATAAAGACTTCCTTAATATCATCCTCCGTCAGATGCGGTGTCTTGCAGTGGCTCTTGAACTTGTCGTTGCACCGGTAGATGGTTCTGCGGTACTTATCGGTCGAGTGCCAGACCTTTGCCCCGTACCAGCCGCCGCACTGGCCGCATTTGATCTTGCTGGAGAAGATGGATACGCCGCTGTAACGGCTCCTGCCCTCACGCCGCCGCTTGATTTCTTCCTGCACCCAGTCGAAGACCTGCGGGCTGATGATGGCTTCGTGATTGTTTTCTACATAGTACTGCGGCACTTCCCCTTCATTCATCTTCGTTTCTTTGGTCAGGAAGTTGATGGTGAACCGCTTCTGCAGCAGAGCATCGCCCTTATATTTCTCATTTGTCAGGATGCTCTCTACCGTCCCCGGATACCAGCGTTTCTTTTTCGCTGGGGTTTCCAGCCCTCTGGCAGTCAGCTCCTTGGCAATAGAGTGGAAGGTATACCCGTCCAGGAACAAGCGGTAAATCAGCTTCACCGTCTTGGCCTGCTCCCGGTTGACGACCAGATTCCCGTCCGGCCCCCGGTCATACCCGAGGAAATGGCCGAACGGCACACACACCTTGCCGTCAGCAAACCGCTTCCGATGGCCCCAGGTGACGTTTTCCGAGATGCTCCGGCTTTCTTCCTGCGCCAGGGAACTCATGATGGTGATGAGAAGTTCGCCCTTGGCATCAAGCGTCCAGATGTTTTCCTTCTCGAAATATATCTCGATGCCCTTGTCCTTGAGCTTGCGTACCGTCGTCAGGCTGTCCACGGTGTTTCTGGCGAAACGGCTGACCGATTTCGTGACGATGAGGTCGATTTTCCCATCCATGGCATCCCTGACCATCCGCTTGAAGCCATCACGGTGCCGGGTGTTGGTAGCCGAGATGCCTTCATCGGTGTAGATGCCGACGAACTCCCAGTCATCCCGTCCCTTGATGTAATTCGTGTAATAATCCACCTGTGCGGCATAGCTGGTAACCTGGTCATCATGATCCGTGGAAACCCGGGCATAGCCAGCTACTCTCCGTTTCTTCCGGCTGTTAATCGGAGCCGCTGTATAACGGCTGATGGTTGCCGGGATAGCCCTTACTGTCTTTGCCACTTTTCTCTGCTCTCCTTTCCCCGTGCCTTGGAGCGCCGCCCAGACGGCGTATAGGAAGTTTCTTCCATTCTCCCGTCCTTGAAATGGACGATCAAATAGTTTTGCTTTCCGGCTTCGATATATTCCACTTCTTCCCGGAAGACATCTCCATCAAAAGACTTTAACCCAATAACCTCTGCAGCCACACGCTTCAGGTCATCTTCCCGGATGCTGACCGATTCACATTGACCGCCTTTGCTGCATCGCCAATAAACAGCTCGGTCGTTCTTCACTTTGCATCGCCGGAAAGAGGAGCCGCACAAGGCGCACCGGATACGGGTCGTAAAGGCGGAGAAGCGGGTTCCCTTGCCATTGGCCATGTAGTTTTTCATCCATGCCCTCTGGCGATTCTTATATTCCTCGGTCCAGCAATCCTTCTTTGCCGTCGATACCCAGTGCCTGGTAATTTTCCGTCCGTCTTTCATACAGAAAACCATCACATGGTATTCTGGCACTACTATCTTTTCGACTTGGTCAAGGAAAGTCTGTTCATCGAAATCATCCAAGCCCAGGACTTCCGTACACTCCTTCATGAGGACTGCCTGCGGGATACTGCCTTTCGCGCCACAGTTCCGGCCTTTCAGCTTATGAGAGCCGCAATCCCAGAATTCTTCAAATCCCCGGTCTGTGCGGAGATTGTGCATATAACTCCGGCCGCAGATGCCGCATTTGATTTTTCCGGTGAAGCAGGTCGTGTTCAAGGACTTATTGGCCAGCGCCCCCAGTTCCTTCCGCCGCGCCATCTCTTGTTGCACATAATCAAAGGTTTCCTTGTTGATGATAGGCTCATGCGTGTTTTCAACATAATACCTAGGAAGTTCGCCCCGATTCTTCTTCCGTTTCTTGAGGATTGGATCCGTCACATATTCTTTCTGGAAGAGCATATTGCCAGTATAGGTGATATTGGTCAGGACGACCTTGATGTTGGAATCCATCCAGCGGCAGCCACTCCGGGTCTTGATGCCTTCGGCAGCAAATTCCCGTTCTGTTTCAAGCCGGGATTTGCCATCAAGGAAATTCTGGAAGATGCGTCTGACAACAGCCGCTTCCTCAGGGACTACCACCAGCTTATCTCCTTCCCAGCGGTATCCATAGACACGGAACCGGCCGTTGGGGTTTCCCTGCTCAAACTGTTTCTTGATGCGCCACCGGACATTTTCACTGATGGAGCGGCTCTCTTCCTGGGCAAAGGAAGCCAGGATGGTCATCATCAGCTCGCCGTCACCGCTCATGGTATGGATATTCTCTTTTTCAAACCAGACTTCGATGCCCAGCTCTTTCAAATGCCGGACGGTACGCAGAAGGTCTACGGTATTGCGGGCAAAACGCTGGATGGACTTGGTCAGGATAATGTCAATCTTCCCGGCCTCGGCATCTTCCAGCATCCGCCGGAATTCCTGCCGCTTCTTCATCCCCGTCCCGGAGATGCCATAGTCGGCATATACCCCGGCATATTCCCAGTCCTGGTTCTTCTGGATGAGACTGCTGTAATAGCTGACCTGCGCCGAAAGGGAATGGTGCATCCGCTCCGATTCCATGGATACGCGGGCATAGGCTGCGACTTTCTTTCTTTGTTTCAAATCAGGTATGCTTCGTTCAATCTTACGGATAGTCCGCATAGAATCAGCTCCTTTCGACACTATATATCACTCTGTTTGATACAATTATCAAGTGTATAAATCCCCGGAAAACGGCTGATATCGGCGGAGCATCTCCTGCTCGAAGTCCCGGTACTCCTTCCCGGTGATGAGCTTCCCGGCCAGCATCCGCCTTGCCAGATGCATCACCACCTGAAAGGCTGTTTCATTTTGAAACGACCTCTTATCCATGGCGTACACCTCCGAACCGATAAGCGATATAGCAGGCGTGGGAGCAGAACTTCCGATGCCTGTTGCCGTAGACGGTGAATTCTTTCCCGCAGGCCGGACAGGTGAAGGTGTAGACTGCCTTCCGCTTCACCAGCTCCAGATGAGCATTCCACCACTTGTTCCGGCAGGAATCCGAGCAGAACCGTTTCCGCTTCCGTCCAGGATTCTGTTCAATCGGCTGGCCGCACTGCTCACAAACCGATGCCGTCATCTCCGCAGCCAAGCTGTGCCGCCTGCAGAACGATTTCACCGTATTGATGGAAATCTGGAGCTGCGCCGCTATCCTGCCATACCCCGCCCCATCCCGGCGCAGGGCAATGATCTGTTGTTTCTGTTCGTCCGTCATGATGGACACCTCCTGAAATTTTGGTCTTCAGGAGTAATAGGACAAAACGGCTATCGTTAAGTACTATGAAGGCAAAAAAAAACGGATGCCCGTAATGAGCATCCGTTTTTTATTACTTGCACTTAAATAATAAGTACAGCTATGTTATACCTATAACAGCCTTCGTTGCAGTGTTGTGAATGTCAGTGAAAAAGTGAGCCATTCTCTCACGAAAAACGGATAGTCTGCTGGGGATTCCCTCCTCGGATACGACTCGGCTGATAGGTTCACTGTTCGGCGGCAGGATACGGCGAAGAATGGCTTTGCGGAGTTCGTTGCTACACTGTATGGCTGTCATCTTCGTTCTATGGTACCTCAATTATACCGCAAAAGCTCATTTCTCTCACTGACAACTATTGTGATGATACATAGGGAAAGGCTCTATTTTGAAAGAGCAGCGACAATGAGTGTCGCTCATTTTCCATAATGGAAATTCTCCTTATTCGATAACTCCATCCGTATCAAATATGTGATCGAGTTCATCTGTATTTATAGCATGAGAGACTTTTTCTCGAATAGCTGTTTTAGACATATCCAGTCTTTTAAACTTGTGGTTTCCGGCTGCATTTTTACTCATACGAATTAGCTGAATTCTTCCCACACCCGGATTCTGTTTTGCATACTCTGTAAATCCTTTCGCTTTTCCAAGATTGTCCTTGAAATCAGGATTATGTGGTTCAAGAACATCAACGACATATCCAAGTACACGATCTTTTCTTACGATAATAAAATCGGGATAGGCAGGCCTTATTTCACCATCGATTTCGTAAGGAATGCAAAGCGCCCATGAGCCTCTGGATGGATTACGAATCCAGCAGACAAAGTCTTCTCGTTTTTCTTCCTCTTCAATAACTCCGGCTTCCCAAGTATTCAACTTCATCGTTGCAACACCGGTTATATCACTAACAAAGAGATGATCCCTATATTCTTTGCCCCCCACTTCATGTGGTACCTGAATGGTCTCTGGCAAACGGAAATTGTGCTTGCTTACAGGATCGCCATCGGAAACGATACTGTCATACGCTTTACGAATTTTCTCTGAATCTATAGTTGCAAAATATCTGCGATAATCATCATTCAATCCATGAAAGCGCGTCTCCGCATAGGAATGCAACCGATTCATACACTCTTCATCTGCCACAAAGAGAATAACGTCAACTTTAAATGCCGACAGATCGGACATATCCATATACTTCTTTCCATAAGCCATACCGATACCTTCTCGACCGAGCTTTACTTCGGCAATCTGAAATTGTCGATCGATATCAGTATCCGTCGTCGTGAACATATCATGCACCGAAAAGTTATCCACAGTTTCTCCGAAGGCATCAAAAATCTGGGTCGCCAGTTTGAACTGTTTGACCTGCTGAACAAGGTCATCATATTTCCCATCTGCCTTGAGGCCTTCCACATAGCTGTGGATTATCTCAACAATCTCATCCTGAACCTCCCGGATCGCCTCACGGTGCAATTTGGACATCGTAAGAAGATGTGCCATCTTATACAAAGATTTTAGGTAGTTATTGATCCTAAGCGCTCTGACGTTATAGGAAAGCAAACCTGCATCATTTATAAACTTCATAACCTCTTCACGATCAAACAGATCTTCCTCTTCAGAAGTTTCCGTCTGAACCGCCTGCTGACTTCCCGCAGCATTATTCTCGGACGGTGTTGCCATACCAGAGGACTGTGGAGTAACCGGTGTAGACTGGGCAGGAGGTGTTGTATCTGTACTCGACTGTGTCTGGCACCGTTCTGGCGTTTCTGCTTGCTGTGCTTGTCCACCAGTAGCTTGAGGCTGTGCTATCGGAGTCGTGTTGCCAGTTGGCTCCGAAGTTGCTTCCGCAGACTGCTGTTCGCCTGTGTTCTGCCCAGAGAACACATCAAATAAAGTCATCTGTCCCGGTATCTGCTGCTCTTCCTTTTTCTTCTTCGGCCTGACAGTCAGTGTTTCAAATTTCTTTCCAGACAGGGGCTCGCCATAAATATCGGTCGGAATATCTCCGCCTTCTGTGCTCTGCAAGGCTTCCACAACGTCCTTCACGGTATCCTCATTGAAGTACGGCAAATAGAGATGCACGTCGTTCAAAACGTCGTCCACCTGAATATGCATCTGCATCGGTGTTCTTACCATTCGACCGAGAAGCTGCGCTATGTAGGTGGCATCATTAGCATGCTTAAAGGACATCATGGTCTCTGCTCGCGGGCAATCCCATCCTGTGGAAAGATTCTCTTTGAAGAATACCACACGGATATTTCTGTCCTCGGCGATATTAGAAGGCTCTTCATAACGCACGTCGAGCCCATTGACGGTCAATGTGGCTGTCGTGCCACTGAAAGTATGAACCACCTGTCCACTTTCCAGCTTAAAGCCGGTACGTTCCTCGATCTTTGCAATACAGTCGTCCAGATTGGTATCCGTCAGAGCATCACCTGTTCCGTTCAAAACCTGAATAATCAAGATCGGATTTACATAGGCGTAGTGCTGCTCAAAGCAATACTGCGTCCAGTGTTCCCACTTTTCCTTCCAGTCATCCGCAGCAGCTTGCAAAATGGCCATATCATTATTGACCGTGCCTTCTTCCGGATAGGTAATAACGATCCGGTCTTTTAATAGACCAGAAGCTCGCACCTCATCCGTCGTCACGATAGACTTGTGAATTGTAGAGGATGTGCCTTCGACCAGCGCATTGAATCTCTGCGTGGTAGCGGACATACCGATGACAACCGGCATGGGCGGAATGCCATCCGAATCACTGCCCTTGATGAACTTCTGCATGATCGTGGTAGCCTTGCTGGCCTCACGTCCCTGCATGCCACGGTGTGCTTCATCGATGATAAAGTACAGCCGGTCGTTCTTTTCCCGGGCAGTATTTGCAAGCGTCTGCCAGATCGTATAAGTCCTGCCATCGCCGTTTTTCGTGAGCTTGGAGGTAACCGACAACTTCTGCGTATTTAAGAAATAAACATGACCATCCTCAAACATCTCTTTATCAAAGGATTCCTCGGAAACCGTTACGCACTGCGACAGCTTGATCTTATCAGCTTTTGAGTCGATCTTTTGTTTTGACTGCTCGTTAAGCTGAGGCGAATCCGAGAGCCAGACAATGATTGCATCAGGCTGCTCCATATACTGTTCGTCGCCGAAAAAAATAGCCTCAATCAACGCAGACATGATGATAGTCTTTCCAGCGCCAGTCGGTGCAGTGAAAGAAACCACCTGCGGCGCATGTGTTCTGTGATAGCTACCCATTGCCTCCGCAGTCTTCATACGGATATCAGCAAGCGCTCTTTTCTGAAAAGGGAATAATTCTACTCTCATGGTTACCTCCCCGTATTGATTCTGAAATTATCCAGATAGTCTCTGTAAAGCTGGTAGCAGTCTTTGTCATCGTAAGTACGAATCATCGACCGATATGCTGTTTCTGAATCCGTCACAATGAAAACTGTCTGGATTTCTGGATGCTGGCTCAATTCGGCATCGAACTCTGAATAATATATTTCATCTATCAGAACTGCCATTTTGTTTTTCGGCAAGATCAACATGTTCGGGAGATCATCATTTTCAAGAGCCGGGCACTTGCCAATAGCTCCGCCCTTCATCCAGAGCACCGGAAGCAACTCTCGGAACTGCCTGCCGAGAGCAACGGAGGTTTTGTCGAGGAAGCTCAGTTTGAAGAAGGCAGCATTTGCCTTAAACCCATCAGCCATTTTTATCTCACAAAGTTCCGGATACATCTGCCTTTTACCTTTACGATAAACAGTTGCCTTTGTCGGCTTTCCTGTGGCTTTCGATACAACAGCTATTGATTCATCTACTTCATAGCAATCGCTTTCAAATCCATAGTAACCATCTAAAGGTTTTCCCTCGATATTTCGGCCTGTCATACTGGCCACAGTACGAGGCCACGTCACATGTCGAGCAATTCCGAGGGAATCCCACTGGGGATCGCCGGGCTTCAGTCCCTTCAGTGTAAGCTCTTTCGCCTCATCTACTGAGACTTCGTTGTTTGTGACTAAAATGCATCTTCTATTTCCATCGTCAACCGCATTAAGCAAATTGACAGCATGAAGCGTCGTTCCAGAACCCGCAAAAAAGTCAACAACAAGAGCGTTCGGTTTATTTGCCAAGAAGAAACGGATAGTATCATAAACTGCATATATCGATTTTGGAAATGTAAATCTACTTGTTCCAAAGAACGATTTAAGAAGGTTCGTCCCGCCAGTACTTGCATCATGTGACCCAATCCGCCACTGTGTTCCCGTAACAAGAGAACGCACTTCGGTATCTGAAATTATAGAGCCATCTTCGCGATATCCTGTAATCTCATAAACTCCTGACTTTACTTTAGCAATTTCACCTTTTTTCAGATAATAGACCGGAATTCTGTTATCCTTCTTCTTTCCGAGCATTACAAAACCTTGCCTAATTAGCTCACGCAAATTAGTATTTGCAATCTGCCAGTTCCCTTCTTCTCCGTCTCGGCGAAGAGGCCACACTGCAAAAGTTCCTTCTGGCGCCACAACCTCCTCACGATTCGTTCCATAATAAGGTTCTCCGACGGAATGAATCTTCTTCCCGTTATTAAAAACAAAAATAGGATAGAACTGATTTACGCTATCTTTTCGTAAAAAATGTGATCCGGATCTTATCAGCATAGACCAGCGTAGGTGTGTAACCCTTGTATCGTTTTCATTGACATTTACACGCCACTCATCGCTCAGAGGCAGTCTATTAACCTTTGAACTTCCAAACTGAATAACAAAAATGTACTCGTCGACGCGTGCAAAGCCATTATCTCGTGCTACACCTCTTGAATTTGTAAGCGTTGATATCATCTGAATACGTGCATCAGGGAACATTTCTTCGAGTAAGCATCCAAGATGCAAATACTCTTTCTCATCGATTGTGACGAGTAATACAGAGTCTTTTGGATTTAACAATTTCTTAGCAAGCTTCAGACGCTTCTCCATCATAGAAAGCCATTTGCTATGACGATACGCATCAGAGCCATCTACATAGTCGTTATTGTATTTCCAGTCCTTTGCACCGGTGTTGTATGGTGGATCGATATAGATACAGTCCACCTTCTCTGCATAGAGATATTCCAGAAGCTGCAGCGCATGGTAATTATCCGCTTCAATCAGGGTATGCCAAAGACCACTATCCGGAGCGTTCTCCACGGTATCCAAAGGTTTAAGTGTCGGATAAATAGGCTCACCAAACTCAGCCACAGTCACCAGCTCATCCAGCTTGAATATTTTCTGCTCATGTGTCTCCCTTCGGTCGCATTGCACCTCATCGCCGTCAATCTTTACGACAGTATAGATATCGCTGACGTATCCGGTCTTCAGAGCGACCTTGGAGCCAACACGAATCGGGACGTCATAGAGCGACGTGCATTCCGGCAGATGCTCTTCAAACACCAAACCGAACTTCTTCTGCTTCAATAATTTATTTGTCTCCTGCAGGATTCTCTCCTTAAGCGCTGTGTCGTCGATCTGCTGAATCAGGTCTTGTAATAATGCCATAACGCCACCTCATTCTTCCGTTATTGTTTTTTTCTTAATATGGTAATCAATGCCGCGCTCTTGACAGAAGGAAATCACCTCTGCTGCGCACTCATTGTAAAAATGCTTATGCCCTTCGTAAGCGTTTGCTACCTTGCTATAGTTTGTCCTACCGAAAATGATCCGGTCTGTGAAGGATACTTCTTCCAGCAGCTCCTTCAGATCCTGCTTGACCATGTTCGGTGTAGGATAAGGTTCCATGCTTACCCATGTCTTACATCCAGCCTCATGTAAGGCTTTCAAAGCTGCCAATCTCTCTGAGCAGGGAGCTGCTCCCGGTTCCATCTGTTCTCGATATGCCTCGTTCAGGGTAATTAGTGTAATCCCGTATTCATTTTCCGGAGAAAGCTCTGACAACTCTATGGGTAACAGGCCCTTCGTCAGCGTGGTGCATCTAATACCAGCCTCGTTTAGCTTACGAATAGCCGCAATGCTCATCTGGGATACCTCCGGATATCCCTCCATAAACGGATCTGTAGTAAAGCAAAGCTGCACAGACTGAATCTTATCTCTGAGTTTCGGTATCTCTTTATCCAGCAATTCAAGCGTGTTTGATACAAGAACCGGCTCAAGCCAGCTCTCATAATCTTTAATTTGCCCAAATCGCTTTTTCATCAGGAAGGCGTAACATGGATATTTGCACCCATGTGCGCAGCCCTGCACGTGATTCATTGTGTAGTCACCATACTCTACCCCTGTTTGATAAAGCATGGATTTTCGTTTTATCGTCTTCAAGCCGCTATCATCCTCCGCCTACTTGTTCTTTAATATGTAATCTGCCATCCGCAATGCAAGTCCCTGCGCTTTCGGACTCTCACTCGCAATGGCAAAACAGAACAGGAACATCGGCGAGTTCCTGCTGTTCCTGAAAATCCGTGCATGCTTTGACACGCATGGAAAGATTGTCCCAAGCCGAGAAAGGATATACTCCTTTATGTGATCTGGATTTGCGTCTTTAACCATCTGCTCACCATCGCTCTGTCCGGGCTCCGGGAATAGGTCAAAAAGCGTCATCTGAGGATCTTTCTTATAGAATTCCTCTCGCCATCCGGAATCTCCAAGCAATCGATCTATGCAATCCTCCCATTTATCGTACTTTCCGTTTTTCGGCAGCATCCGTTCAAGTGCGGAGAACGGAAACAGGTACCATGCATCTATCGATTTCGTCTGCGCTACATTTTCAAGCGTAGTCCAATTTACCTGCGTCGCATATGGGTCTAAGAACAGCAATCCTCTGTTATAGCTCCAGTCTACGCTGCTAATAATCTCCGCGAGCTTATCATTCGCATCGCCACAGTAAATCGTAACAATTCGTCCCATCCGCGGAAACTCGGCGTATATCATATCCTGAAGTTCTCCTGCCTTCTGAGAGTCCGCTTCTATAAAATAATAGTGATCGAACTTCTTCTCAGACGCCAGTGCACGCTTAGCGGAGCCCACAAGATACTGCCCGCCGTCGCTTGTCTCAATCTCTCCGGTTCCAGCAAAAGCGTCTATATAAATCTTCTTGAATTTCTGGTTTTGCAGTGCAATCAAGTATGCGTCCAGATAGCTGGTAAAGATATTCAGCTTCTCCTCAGTCCAATTGCCACCAAATTTCTGCGACGTTGCCATATATTCCAATCACCTCATTTATTTGAATCCAGTCTCACGAAGATAAAGAGATCACTGTTTTCTTCTTTCCTGTCTCAGAATTAACAATCTGCTCAACTTTCGCACCAAAGCAATCAATAAGATTACTTTTTATCTCCTTACGAAATCCCTCTGAAGGAAAAATCGGATGGTTATCTAAAATTTTCCATAGCTCATCAAGAGGTACTTGCTTGCGGCCTTTCAGCCATCGCTGCAGATATTTCGCAATATCAAAAACCTGCAAACAGCATTTATCTTCCTCTTCCGAAATTTCTCCAAAAAGATTAACTGACCAGTACTTAGTCGCAGCCAAATGCTTTGTAGAGGACTGTGCTCCAAAAACTTTCCAAGCGCTCTTTTTGTATAGCTTAAAGCCTTCTATATTGCTCGTGCAATGAATCAGATTATAGACAAGTGAATTCTGCCTATTATAGAACGGAAATGCCGATACGTAGTATCTACGCGGTCCTTTCAGTGATTTTATAATTTTCTCCACTCTGTCCTCATAGGCTTTCTTATTGCTTCCGTACGGTACTAGCTCCTCAAAATCTTTCAGATAAGTATTCGCATACTTTTCCTTTGTTGTGTTTTTTTTTGCGCTTGAAATCGCCCTCACCGGGTCTGAGGCCATGTGATTAATCATAACTTCACCCCAGTTACGGAAAAAAGGCAGAAGTGCCTCCCAGTCAATGTTCGCATCATATGGATCGTAAAGCAAGAAATAATGCAGGTGCCCGGTTCCATATAACTGTGGTCCGATAGTTCGGAGCAATTCGTGCGCATCACTACATGAGGTGACAATCTTAAAGTTACGCTCATCCTGCGGAAGATGACTTTCCAGTTCAGCTACTCGTTCCTTATCTATATCATTCAAGTAAATATATATATTTTTATCCGTATAGGTTCTTGCGACTTCCCTAAGTGCTTCTGATATGCGTACTGCCGTCCCCTTTACCAATTGTCCGGCAACATCAGTGTATACACCGCTGTTGCACATGCAGTCTATAAAGATCACCCCATTGCAAGAGTCAGTCAGTAGCAACTTCTGTGCCCACGATTTTATATATTCCTCAATTAACTCAAATTTCTTAATCGTATGAGGACTTGCTTTACTGATTATGCTTTTTTTCCTACCGGACATCATATCACTCCCCAAATAGTTTCATTTCTCTCACTGACAACTATTCGTACACATAGAGCGGGTTTCTGAAATATCTTTTCCTCTCACAGTTCGAATATGAACCCCATTGAAAAAATATGGTCAAAACGAAAGACCTTTTACATAAATAAAAAATACGGACCGCAGAATTTCTGCAAGGAAACACTGATTAATGCAAGGTTTTGCCACTTGCTACTGAGTAGATGAGAGCATACCTTCCCCTAGAGGGTACCCTAAGGGAAGGTAGATAAGAGAGTAAGATTCTCATTTAATCATCAGTTTCTTAAGAAATTTTAATTTAGGAAATTGCTATAAGGGCAAACTCCGAAACTATGGGGAAATCTACAAGTGTTTTCAATACGCTGGTGAAATTGTCCGAAGAGTTTTGGTATGCTGCCTAAAAGGTGTAAGGTGCTGTATAACTAATTTAGTATAACACAAAAAGCCGGCACAGAACATCCCTCCCGATGTTCCGTACCGGCTTTGCTCATGCAATCTTCTGTTTTACATCAGCCACGATGGCTTTTTCCGCCTGCTGCATCAGGGTGATGTAGAGGCGGTTACGGATTTTGACCCACCAGCTGGTGGTGGTCTGGATTTCGGCTTCCAGCGGGTCTGTGAGGTTCTTCATCTGCGCTTCCACCAACTTCTGGACATCATCCAGGTCGATGGACTTGATGGCCGCTTCGGCTTCACTTTTGGCAAAGTCTACGACGGCATTGGCGACGGCTTTCTTGATTTCTTCACGGTTCATAGTCATTTACCTCCCAGGATCAGCTGTTCATAATCTGTCACTCCCCTGGCGACAGCCCTGGCCAGGGCATCCTGGGCATTGGCCAGGATATCTTCATCGCGGGGATTGGTGATGAAGGCTAGCTCGACCAGGACGGCTGGCATGTCCGTGTTCGTGAGGACATACAGGCCGTTGACGCCAGGCCTAGCGATTTTTACGCCACGGTCGGTGGTTCCAAGGGCATCGACCAGCTGGCTCTGGATGCAGTTGGCCAGCATGCTGCCACGGTAACTGCCGGCGCAGGCCCAGGTTTCTGTGCCGTTGGCTTCCTCGGCTTCGGCGGCATTGCAATGGATGGATACGAAGATGTCGGCATCACTGGTATTGGCGGCCTCGCAGATTTCTTCCAGGCTGTCGGACTGGAGCAGCTCGTTTTCTGCTCCGGCCGCATTCAAGTAGCTTGCGGCAGATTCACCTACAGCCAGAGCCACATCACATTCACGCAGGTTCGTTTCACGGTTGACGGCTCCCGGGTCTGGATGGCCGCCCGGCGCATGGCCGGGGTTCAGGAATACTTTCATTGCTTTTCTTCTCCTTTCTGATGAACGGCGGACTTCACAGTGCCGCCGATGTAACCGAGCAAGCCGGAGGCGATGGACATGGCCAGCTCGTTGAGGGTATAAAAAATCGCCAGGATCAGTGCTGTGACCAGCCCGATGATGACGATGCAGTCGGGGATATTCACTTTCTCAAACATGCCTTACACCGCCTTTGGTGTGACGGTCACGGTTCCGTCCTTGCGGACGATACCGAAGTCCTCCATGGCCAGGATGCGGTCTGCCGCCGAACTCCAGTGGCTGTCTGCTTTATATGCATCCAAAGCAGCCCGGGGAACCAGGATTTTGGTCTCAGCAGGAATACCGCGTTCTGCATCGTTCACATCCTCTACGACAAAGTCCACGTTCACATTGTCCAGGACGAGGTATTCCAGGTTCTTGCAGGTCGAAAGGGTATGATACGTATTGAGCTCGCCCTTCCCGACATTGCACAGGGTATCAAAGTATACGCATTTCAGGCTAGTACAGTAAGCAAACAAACTGTAAATCGTATCAATATCACCGAAACCGCTCAGATCAGCTGATTCCAGATTGCTGTTGCCCAGAAATGCTGACCCTAGATCGGTAATATTATCTTTTGTAACATTGCTAAGATCTATGCAGATTTCATCATAGCCAATCCCCACTTTGTTTTCGCTGGATGGAACCAGCAACTGATGCAGGGAGACAGCATCATGAGAAACATCTACTACATAAAGACTGCTCCCTGATGCAATCTGCGATTTGGATTTCAAGGGACTGTCCAGGGATTCATCCATATACAGCTGATTCTGGTACAGATACACCGGGATATAGCCAGCCGGAACGGTGATATCCGTAGCCTCTGTCGCAGTAATCACTGCATCGCCGCAAATCAGGCCATTCTTCAAGATTCCTGATACGGTGGCCTTGCCTCTGACCCATCCTTCAGCTGCTTTCACCTGGATCTGGAACGCATATCCCAGCGCCACCTTCGTTTCCGATGCCAGATTTTGAGAGGTACTGCCCGACCGTTCCAGGGACGATACCGAGCCGATAATCTGCGGCGTAAAGACAGCGGAAATCGTCTGATGCTCCGATTGCTGAATGGTGACTTGATATGGTGCTGCTCCTACTGTGGTGCCACTGCTTCCCGTGCTGGTCCCTTCCGTATAGTTCCCGTCTGCATCATAGAAGGTCTTGCCCTCAGCTACATCAGAGGCTTTCGCCGTCGTATCAGATACTTCACAAAAACGCGCTCTGCCGCCGTTCTTCAGGGGAAGCAATACAGCCGGCACCTCGCTGTAGCTGGCACCGGCAATCTTCACATCAACTTTCATTGCTTCATCCCCTTTACTCGACCGTCAGCACCTTGGTCAGGCTGTCCTGGGATACGGTCACGGTTGTCAGGCTCCCGGTCACTTTGGTGCCATTGACGTAGGCCGTCTTGCCGCTGATGATGGTGCCGGCTGCCGCTGTGGCATCGCCCGTATCGACGACACTGGATTTGCCGGACACGCCGAGGATGGTCACGCCAGCCTTGATATTCCCGCTGACCAGCTTGGCCTGTTCCTCGCTGCTGATGCGGACTGCCCCTTTGCCGTTATGGAACCCGGCCGGGATGGTATACGTGCCATCGGCCTTGCTGATACTGCCGCTGACGGCTCCGTTATTGGACATGGAACCCGCGACAAAGCCGTTCCCGATAAAAGCGGATTTCCCCGTCAGGATATCGCCCGATGCCGCCGTAGCCCCAGTCGTATCATAAAAGACAGCGGTACCTTCCCCCTCTGCTAGAGGAATCGAGACCTGCGGCACCTCTGCATAGATAACGGAATTGATTTTTACATTTTTCGCCATTCTGATTGCTCCTTTACTCGACTTTCAACTCATAGCCATTAAAGCTGATCCTACCATAGTTCGACGGGATGGCAGATACCGTCACCCGGGAAAGGGCCGCATAGCCGCTGTCGGCAGTGATGACCTGCTCCTCATCGGACGGAACGATACGTTTTTCCTGATAGTCCCCAGACGGGGCCTGTGGCAGAGAAAACAATCCGCAGAGCGTGCTTTTTCCCTCCAGGCTTCCTTTATACCTTTCCACGGGCCGTCACCTCCCCGGTCACAATAAACGGGCTGGGCGGGATGACCGTATCCGTATAGCCGGAAACCAGCACTAATTCCACATCGTACCGATAGGTTCCGAAGGGAAGTACTGCCGTATCTTCCGGCAACAAAAGCAAAAGGCAGTCACTTTCCTGACGTATGATGCCGTTATCCAGCGTCTTTATTATCAGGACTTCCTTATCCGTCACTGCCCGTTTGACGGTAAATGTAAGCCGGTCATCCGCTCCCGGCACAAACGGTTTGCCCGTCACCCGGTCCCGAATGGTCAGCGTAATCTGTGCCGAATCCCCACGGGTAATGGAAATCCGGTTCCGAATGACTGAAAAGCCCATCCTGCCACCTCCTTATTCAATCTGCCGCTGCTCGATTACATCCAGACGGTGCCGCACATGATCCGTTGCCTCCTCCACGCGGGAAAGGCGCTCCGCCATCTCCTGGCGCTTGGCTTCCGTTTCGGAAAGCTGACGCCGCAGATGGTCGATGCATTCCTGAAGGCTCCGCACCGACTGGTTCAGCGGCTTGATGACGCTAAAGTTAAAAATGATGCCGCAAAGCATCAAGACGGATACCAGGGAGCCCACCATCTGTACCCATTCAGCCATACTTCTCACCTCCTATTTTGTACGCTGGAACATGTACACGACGATAGACGGCTGCATGTTGTTATGGGCCTGGTTGCCACCTGTCGAAGAAAGACTATGGGAATGATTTCCATCCCATGAAGTATGCCCGTCTACCTGGTTTCCATGCCAACAGCCATCACCATACCCGATAGCCGTTGGCGCATCATTCCCGTCACAAGCATCCCACTGAAGGTTCCTGGGAAGTGCACCCGAAGACCAGTGCCGATGATTCCCACTGTTGCCCACGGCATGTCCATGGGCAGGAGTTTCTGGAATCGTAAGGGTATGCTTTTCTTCACCCAGCTTGTCCCCGGCCTTATACATGACTCCGCTGTCGGCTGACCCAGCCCCAATCAGACAACGCCCCATAGCGAAAGCTACCCAGGTCGTTCCCGGCCAATAGTTTGCGGGATTCTTCCCGTCTGTAGAAATATAGATAGCATTGACGGGAAACGGGCAGGCCTGAATCTTGGCCACAGCTTCCTCATCCATATCAGCGTAGGTAACCTTGCCCCAGCTTCCGTTGCTGTGCAGGACCGTATTCAGCTTCCCGGAAGCCGGTGCAGGGACCATCCCGCTCTGACCCGCTGTTTTTTCACCGCAGCCGCTGAAATCTGGCAGGGTAATATCCTTCGTGCCGTCAAACAGAACCCGGTGAATCTTCCGACCCGTCTGCAGCTTCGAGGCACTGGCTGCATTGCCGCTAATGCCGCTGGCATGGGCCTTGGCATCGGTCAGATGGGCATTGATGTCGGCTGCCGTAGCAGAAATTCGCTCATAGAGCCGGGCATCATTGCTGACCAGCTGAGACACCGTCTTGTTCTGCTGGTTGAATACCACCGGGTCTTCTGAAAGATACTGCGGAAACAGCACATCATAATCCAGGGTATTATCCACCGCTTCTGTGGGACGTACTTCCTGTCCGGCACGGTCAGGGAAATCCTCCGACCACTTCTCCTTGATATACTCAGCCACTTGCCTTCACTCCTTTCCCGGATACGATGGTCGCTGTCGAGAACGTCGCCTCGCCATCCCAGTGGATCTTCCCGTTCCAGGAATAGCCCAGATAGATAGCATAGCCCAGATGGGCCGGCTTGTAGATATCGAGCTGGGCAATCAGCTTCGAGAGCGTTTCGGTATCCGTGTCATTCATAATGCAGTACACCTTGAAATAATATTCTTCGTTCACTTCCTCGATATGCCCAACGCTGTACAAATTAATGATAGAGTTCATAAAATCCACCGTGGACACATCCACATGCTGCAACTTGAACAGAATCCGCTGTCTGCGGAACTCATCGGTATCCCCGTCACCGGGCTTGATGCCAAGGAATGATTCATAGAGCGGCAACGCCCAGGTGGCCGTGTTCACGAAGAAGTTATCCGCCAGATTTTGCAAAGCTAGCCGCAAACGGTTATGCTCCGTGCTGCAGGTATCCGCCGCTTTTTTGAACATCGGGTCTTTCGCCAGGAACCGGGGCAGATAGTCCAATACGTTGACTTCACTTTGGCGCATCCACTCATTCGCTGACAATGCTCAGCACCACCTTTCCGGCTACTGGAATCTGTTCATTGGTCAGGCTGATGTTTTCCGCCTTGCCATTGAGTTTCAAGTTCCGATAATCTGTAATCCCGTTTACGCCAAGGATAAGCCGGCCAATCTGGGCCAGGCTGACGTAGGACAAGCTGAAACCTGTGTTCTTGAAATAGTCAGACACAACAGCAGCCACAGCCGCCACGTTGGCTGTGCCGTACACTTCTGCGGTGATATCCACTGCCAGAGGTGCCGGTGAAACCACCGTTACGGTGGCCCCGATAGGGCGCTGGGTCTCGATATACTGGGCCACTTTCTGGATCAGCTCGTTCGAGGCTGATTCATTTTCTGCCGTCACGATGATGACTTTCACCGTGCCATTTCCAGCCCAGAGCGGGATGACCTTGCAGTTTCCCACACCGTCCACGGACATAGCCCAAGAGCGGTAATGATTGGCATTACCGGAAGTAATCGGCTGGCGGACCCGGAACAGAAGCCGTGTCAAAAGAGCCGCGTCAGTTTCCTCATCGGCCCCATCCGTGCATTTCTCTGGGTTGGTCACACTGTACACATTGGGAATGGAATAGGGGATTTCCGTAATCGTTCCCTTCGCCACGTTACCATTCACGCCCGCCTCTGCTGCCTGGACAGCGATTTCCACTTCCGTTCCATCCGCTGGAATCGTTGCCGACTCCGTAGTATAAAACCGCAGTCCGTCTTTGGTCTGGAATAGGCTGCCGCGGATGATGTAGGCCCCGGACTGGCCGGTGACCGTGACACTGCCATTAGCCTGCACGGCCTGTTTCCGCTGGATGCCGAACTCCTCAGCCCGGAGCGTCAGATAGTCGCCCCAGGCGGTCTCGGCAAAAGCCGCGTCTCGCAGCATGGCTATCTCGGCATAGCTGTTCTCGAATTCCACGGCATTGGTATCAATCATGTCCCGGGCAAAAGAACCCTCGATGGCCGTCTTATCCGTATCGGTCAGCGTGTGCAGGGTCTGCACCATGCGGTTCTCAATCTGGTCTTTTGTCTGGGCATCAAACAAATTGCTCATGCAAGGCTCCTTTCTGCGGTAATCGTGATGTTTTCATCGCTGTAAATAGATGTCACATCCACCAAAATGAACAAGTCATCTTTCTCCCGCCTTTCCACGTCCACCCGGTTGATCCGTGCAATATAGGGATTGACGGCCAGCCCCTCCCGGATGTTCTGGCAGATCTGGTCTGCTGTATAGACGCTGTTGGGCATCGTTCCCTGATAGGGTTCAATGGTAATGCCGTATTCATCATGGTAGGCCAGATACCGATATCGTTCCGTCATCAGGGCTTTATAAATCCACACCCTGAGGGCCTCGTCTTCCGTCACAGTGATGTTGTTCCCGTTCTCGTCATAGCGGAACCGATGCTTCTCAAAGTCATAGCCGTATTCCGAAAGGAGCGGCAATGTTTCTCTGGAACTGGCATCCGCTCCGGATGCCAAGGCCACAAAAGGATCAGCCATATCCGTCCAACCTCACAATCTCATCTAAAATCACATACTGCTGGATTTTCCCGTTCACCAGCATGGGCATGATGGCGACTTTCATGCCCGGCTTCAGCGTATCCGTGGTAATCACCGAATCGGTGTAGTCGTTATGGATGTCGTGGTTATGCGACTGATACGCCGCATCCCCGCTGCCGCCTGCCCGGTTCTGCGTAGCCGATACCAGATGGCCCCGGGCCGTCCTGCCGTAGCCTGCCAGAAGGTAATGGGAAATCCACAGCTCCTCTTTGGTCAGGACGATGCCATTGTATTTCACCTGGATGTCCGGCGGAGATTGGAGTATCTCGCCAATCTGGATAGACGGGCTGTTGCTGCTCCTTGACACCTGCTCCATGAGGTTCAGCAGGCTGATGTATGGATTTTTCTGCATCTCCCGTCACCCCCTCGACGTCTTGATGATGGTCGCCGGATAGTAGTCGCTCCCCATGTCGATGCTCCCTTCGTAATGATGGAAACAGCCGTACACATTGGAGCTGTTGCCCCAGCAGCCGCCGTTGCCGTCATAGACCACCACATGCCAGTTCGGGTCCGGCTTGCTGTAGCGGTTGTACATGATGATGTCGCCTTTCTCCAGCTGTGCCGGGTCGTAGGGAATCGCCAGTCCCTGGGCTTCGGCATCGGCCCGGAGCTGGTCGCAGCCTTTGACGTTGTTGTTGTATTCCCGGGCAGCAAAGGGCGAATAACCAGCCGCGGCAACCGTCGCCCGGTCCACACAGCCATTGGAGCCATAAGGCGAAACGGTGCCATCAAAATTCTCCATGCACGAATCCACCACATCGCCTCCGGCCGCATTCCCGCTCATGGACGCCCCGCTCTTACTTCCTGAAGCGGCCGATGCAGGCGGCACGTAATCCGGGTTGGCGTTGTACGATGCACTGTCCAGTTCCTGCTTCTGCTCATCCAGCAGCTTGTTGAAGACCAGGTGCAGATCCATGGTGTGCCTGTTCCCCTCGATCCGATGGCTGTCCGACTTGATGAAGAAACGCCCTTTGAGCTGTTCTTCCTGGATGTCCACGGAAAATCCGGCGATGCACTGGATATGGCCGAGCGCCTTGACAGCCATGTCATGGGCAACGGTCTTCAGCATGGCCCGGGCCTGCGAGGCATCGTCCTGCTTAGGGTCGGCCTTGCAGATGGCCTGGATGGTGCCGAAGCGTTCGATGTCGGTGCCATTCGGCATCTCGCCTTTCGTCTGGCCTGCGCTGTCTACCACGACTACTTTCGACACCATGTCTTCGATAGACTCAGACACGGACGCCCCGGTAAGATTCGTTTCATCGCTGATGAGGAAGTCCTCCACCACCTGATCATTGGTACAGACCACATTCAGCTTACCGTCCGTCATGTAGATGTGATACCCCTTGCCATCCTGTGCCGACTGGTAAGACAGCGCCTGCTTGATGGCATCGGTCGCTGAGATGTCATCGGCAATGAAACTGCACACCACAGAAAGGTCCGGCATCGTCCCGGCTTCGATGGTAAAGTCATGGATGGTCTGCCGGATGGCATCGGCAACGGTCACGCTGGCGTACTTCCGGGTAATGCGGGATTTGGCCAGATAGATGATATTGTCAAAGGCCACAAAGCGCATAGCATAGGACTCGCTGTCCCGGCTCCGGGAAAAGATGCGCCCTTGGAAAACGGGGTACGTCTCCTGCGTGACCTCATCGGTATAGGAAAAACACACTTCATCGCCCAGCTCCAGAACGGCATTCGTCCAGTCCTTGTCTTTCGTGGTATAGGCGATGTCAAATTCCAGTTTTCTCCCGGCCTGCTCCACATCGCCCGACCAGGTATAGGAAAGGACGTAAGCAGACAAGTCCGTGTTCTGCAGCTTGCCTGCCTGCTGGTTTTCCGTATCTGCCTTATTTATCTTTGCCAACTGGAACATTTTCATCATTCCTTTTCAGGTTCATGGTCGTCAGCCGGATGATGTCACCCGTTTTCAGGCCGCCGTTTCGGATGATGCTGCGGTAGACCTGGAACTTGGAGAACTGCTCCTTATTGAGCGTGACCGATTTTCCGACGGCCCGGCCCACGACATTGCCGATGCTGTCGCCCGGATAATAGGTGATATTCTTCTTCAGCTTCTGCCAGAACGACCCAGGGCGTTTCTTCAGCCCCGTTGCCGGGTCCGTTTTCCCTGTTTCCGCCGCTGTGACATAGCGGTATTCCATCAGTCCCAGTTCATAATACACATCCCCGCTTCCATCCTTCTCCCCAAACTTGAAGGAGCTGATCAGGCAGGGCATGGAGATGGGCGTGTCCGATACCGTGAGCTGGCAGACCTCGCCGCCTGTACGCATGGCTTCCAGTTCGGCAATATAGGTATAAGGCGACAGCGTCATCACGGCAAAGGGATAATCCTGGGCCGGGAAAAATCCCGCCAGTGTCAGGGACTTCAGCCCGGTCCTGCCTTTCATGAGATACTCCCCGTAGTTGTTGATGTTCACCGTACCATGGTTCGTATTGACAGAAACCATCAGTTCCGAAGGAAGCACGGGAAAGGTCACGACAGAGCTGCCCGCGGCCAGGGAAATTGTCAGGTCCTGTGACGCTTGCCCGATGGCGTTCAGGATGGATTCTAAGAATGAGGCCATCAGATGGTCGCTCCTTTCATGCGGTTCATGCCGTACAGCCGGATCTTTTCTACCAGCTTGTCGGCTACAGCATCGATGTCCTGCTGGCTGCGGACGTTCATCGTATCGATGCGGATAGTAATAGAGCGGCTCCCTGCGTTCATGGCCTGCCGGATGCTTTCATCATGCGGGACCACGGTACTGCCGTTTGGCAGGTGGACCAGTTCGCCCCGGTGGTCTTCGTTGATGACCGCAAAGCCGCCGTCAAAGTTCTCGACGCCTCTGGCAAAATGACTGATGGGTTCAATATTGAATCCCACATGAGTCGGCGCCCCGCCCGTCAGAGACGGGATGTCGATGGACAGGCCGTTGATGCTGGCAATGAGTCCGTTCACCTGGTCAATGACCCAGTTCACGCCGCTCCGGAAAGTATCCTTGATGCTTTCCCAGATGCTGGAAGCCGTCTCGCTGATGCCGTTCATGGCCCCGTCCCAGGCCGAAGCAATCCATTGCATCCCGGCATCCACGGCATCCGACACCGCCCGGACGGCCTGTTCGATATACTGCGAAACCGTATCCCAGTTGCTCCAGAGGAGATACAGCCCTGCGATGAGGGCAGCGATGACGATAAGGATGGGATTGGCCATCGCTGCTGCGCCGACTGCCCGGATGACCGTAATCATCATCCTGCCCACGGTCAGGAAGGTACTGCCCATGCCTTTGGCAACAATGGCGATGCCTCTCGCCACCGTGACGAGTCCTTTGAACTGGACAGCCAGGTATTTCGATACGCTCCCGGCCTTGCTGATGCCCGCGGCGATGGAGCTGAACGTCCCGAAGGCCCGTCCGCCTATCGTCAGCACCCGGCCCAGGGTGGAACCGAAGATCTGGAAGGTCACGATGCCGAAAGCCACTTGGCCGATCAGGGCCTTCTGCTCCGGCGTCAGGGACCGGAACCAGGCCGCCAGTTCCTTCACCCGCAGGGACATGGCCTTGAAATAAGGGGTGAACGAAACCGCCAGGTCCATCCCGGCATTCTTCAGCTGGTTCATGGCAATCTGCATCTGCTCCGACGGGGTCAGCATCTTCTCATAGGCTTCCCGGGTCATGCCGGCAGACTGGGCCATCTGATTCATGACCTTATCGAAATCCCCGGCTCCCTTGCCTGTCAGAACCAGGATGCTGTTCAATCCTTCGACGGAACCAAAGAGCTGGGCCATCTGTTCGGCATCACCGCCGGTGGCCCGCTTCACTTCGTCCAGGAACTTCACCCATCCTACGCTCTGCAAATGAGCCGCGTTGAACTCAAGGCCAAGGGACTGAGCCAGTTTCGCCGCTTCAGAAGACGGCTTCAGGATGTTGCTGTAAGCCGCCTTGAGTCCCGTAATGGCTTCGCTCGTAGCGATACCGTTTTTGGTAAGGACAGCGATGGAGCCAAAGAGTTCCTGCGTAGTAACGTTGAGCTGGGCGGCAATGGGGATGACGTTGCCCATGGACTGGGCCATCTCGCCAAAGGATGTCTTGCCGAAGTTCTGTGCCAGGAGCATCTGGTCCGTCACCGCCGCAGCCTCTTCTGCCGATTTTCCATAGGCATTGAGGACAGTCGTGACACCGTTTACGGCAGTTGTCGTATCCGTGAACCCGGCCTTGGCGGCGATGGTCATATCCTTGACAAAGCCTACAGCATGGCCGGCATCGACACCTGCCGAGATGGCCTGGTAGACCGATTCAGAAAGGTCGGCAACGCCTGCCCCGGTTTCATCGCTGACAGCACGGATCTCATCACTGACCTTCTGCATGGAAACGACCGTCGTATCCACCAGGGTAGAAATCTTGGCGATGCCACCCGCAAAGTCACTGTGCAGCTTGAAGCCTGCCGTTGCGGCTGCCAGGATGGGGGCTGACAGCAGGGCCATCTTGTCCGACAGGCTGGAAATCTTGCTTCCCGTCTGCTCGATGCTCTTTGCCGTCCGCTTCTGGATGCGCTCATGCTCCGTCAGCTTGTCCGACAGGCCGCTGACCGATTGTTTCGCCGCCGCCATCTGGGCCTTCATGCTTCCCAAGCTGGCATTGACGCTCCGTACCGTCGGCGTGAACAAATCCCGCAGCCGGATGGCGGCATCGATAACGTTATTGGCCACGCTGTTTCACCTCACTTCAAAAGAATCCATCCTGCCGCTTTTCAAGCAGCCAGAATCGTGTACAATAAAAGAAAAAAGACATTACGCAGAAAGGATGATGGTTATGAAGCCTGAAAAAGCAGGAAAAAATGGTTTCATCGTTTTTCATAAAGTATCGTTAACCATTTTTTTATCGGCTATCATTTTTTTTATGTCGGGCTGTGGCAGCACCACTACCACAAACAGTACCCACAAAACAAAACCACAACAAATTGAATCTTCAAAAACTGATTTCGAAGCTGAGTTAAAAGCTGATGGTGAAGCATATAAAAAGGAACTGAAAAGACTCAAGGAAGAGTCTATTAAAGCTCACAGCAGTACCTCTAGTGATAACAATAATTACGATTACTACGATGATTACTATAATACTAATGAAGGAACCTATGACGAAGGATATGATAAGGGCCACGAAGACGGCTATTTTGATTTAGGGTACGACCCAGAATATGAAAACGATGATTATATGGATGGTTATGAAGATGGTTTTTCAGAAGGAACATCTTCTCTAGAAGAAGAAAATCAAGATGACCTTGAATGGGAAGATAAATACTCTAGGAGATAACTTTTTTCTCTTCCCGTTCTTCCATCTCATATCGGATAAAAGCGTACAGTACTTGCCGTTCGCCATAGCCCAGTTTCATGACCGCTGACGGCAGCAGGTGATGCTCCCGGAACAGGAGATACATCGCCTGCACTTCGCCATCGGTCCGGATCAGTTTTTTACGGCTTTGTCTGCCTTTTCCTGGGTCGTATAACCGTTGAGCTCCGTAATCTGTGCCGTAAGGTCGGCAATTTCGCCTGCCAGGAAGAGCTTGCGGATGATATCACCAGGGAGTACGGCCCCGAATTTTTCCAGCAGGTCCTTGTTCTTGAGGTCCGGGTCGGCAATCCCTGCCAGGAGCGTCTGGGTCTGCATCTGATAAATATCGATGTTATCGGCACTGCCGTTGGTGAAGTCCACGGCCATCTTCTGGATATCCGCATAGCGTTCCGGGTCGATGGCCCGGAGCGTGATGACAAAATCGAACCCGAACAGCTTCGAGAGCCGTTCCATCTTCACTTTCTTCTCAGGCCGTTCGGCCAGCTTGTTCACTACGTCGGCTTTCAGCAGCCGGTCTACCATATTCATGTGCTTGTTCTCCTTATGCTAAATCCAGTAAATCCCAGTCCGAGAAGGTGAAACTGTAGCTTTCCTCGCCCATCTTGTCCACTTCCCAGTCGGCCAGGATCAGGCTGTCAAAGGTCGCATCCTTGATGACGATACGCTCGCTGCCGATGGCATCCTTGTCATCCAGGACGGAGACGATGGTCACGACAGTCTGCCTGCCCGCCTTGATGTTGTCGTTCATCTTCCGGATCATGTAGCTCGATACCTTGTGCAGCTTCAGCTGGCCTTTGCAGTCGTAGCCTGTGACCTTGTAGCCCTTGCCCACATGACGGAGCATCTTCACTTCTTCCTTGGTCAGCGTGACCTCGGCCTTGAATGCCGTTGCTTCGGCCATGAGGTCGCCGTCGATATACAGATCGGCATACTTGCCGTTCATGACCCGTTTGGCTTCCATACTGTTCATCCGGCTTCACCTCCTCAGATATTGATGGTAATCGTGACATCTTCCATGGCATCCAGCAGCGATGCCTTGACGGCGATGAACACATTGCTGCCGATATTGGCCAGCTTGATGTCCATATCGGACATGTCCGCCAGTTCCGCCTTGGTGTATTTGCCGTTGGATTCCAGCCATATCTTCGTGGATTCCACATCGATATAGGCTGTGTTTTGGTCCTGTTCCAGCAGCCCCTCCTTGGCCAGCTGGTCAAGATACCCCTGGATGGCCGTCACCAGAAGGCAGCGGTTCGCATAGCTGTTGGCGTACTTCCCGAGGTAATGGTCCTGGGCCGTCGTGCGGATGTCGTCGTGCATCATGTCCATCAAGTCCACGAGCTTGATTTTCTGGAAGCTCGTCCCCTTGTCCTGGACGGTGGTCACCAGGGAGTTGATGCCCCGGGCCAGTTTCACCTTTTCGCCGTCAAAGAAGAAGAACAGCTTCCCTGCTCCGGCCATGGTGTCCATTTCCTCTTTCGTCCACACATCGCAGCCGATGACTTCCGGCAGCGGCGCGTAGGTGCAGGAAATCGTCATGGGCGTCCCGGCAATGATGCCGGCAATGCGGCTGCAGTACTGGGGTGTCGTGTACGTCTTCGCTTTGGTCTGAATGGTCTTGTTGACGAAGTTGATAACCCCTTCCGTATCTGCCGTACAGTCCGGCAGCACGGCTTTAATCATCTTGTCTTTATTGGTACGCATTCCTTTGACCCAGGTGGCGATGGTATCAATGTGCGACGTTTCAATATCCGGGATGACCAGATAATCAAAGCGCTTATTCTCGATGACCTTCAGAATATCTGTATAGTCTTCGGCTTCACTGCTGATGATTTCAGCAATAACTTTCTTCGGACTGTTCACATAGCCCCGGAGCGCCAGTTCCAGCTGCTCCCGGTTGCTGTCGGACAGCTCCTTGGGGATGTCATCTGCCGTGTACAGGTTCACTTCCGTCACCGAAGGCAGTGTTTCTTCCTTCAGAATCATCAGAACAATGCCGCGTTCACTGCGCTCGATGGCGCTGATGCCTTTTTCCTTGAACACGACATTAATGGATGGCATTTTCATGTTTCGTTGTCTCCTTTCCCTGATACCGCTGATGCAGCACCTTCATCCGTTCGGCTGCTTCCGTTTCATCGGCGGAATCATAGTACTGGACGGTCAGCGTCACCCGTCCGCCGTCATTATCCGGCCCCATGAGTTCTTCACTCATAGAGAGGACAGCAAAAAACCTGTCCTGGGCGGCAATCCCGTCACGGAACAGGTCTTCAACGGCAGCCAGTACGCCATATATGGATGTGCTGGCTGCCTGTTTCTGTGGTATATAAGTGATGTAAATATCCGTATCCCGGTATACTGCCTGACCGCCCTGCGGCGAAGTGACCGTCATGGACTTCAGGAAAAATGCAGGCGGCCGGAACCCTTCCTTCACCTCCTGCAGATACACGGGATACGGGAACCGCTCCTTCAGCTTCTCCTGTACGGCCTGCAGGATGTCGATATCATGGATCATGTGCCGCCTGCTTTCTTGATGAGTTTCTTCGTGAGTTTTTCAAGGCCGGGCTGCAAGTCCTGCGATTCAAACAGCTTCACAGCTTTTTCCGTGTAATGCTGGCCTTCGTAATAGCCAACCGTCCGACCGCCGGGCGTTTTCTTGACATGCCCGTTGTTCAGCAGGTGATGGACGGGGTGCTTGTTGACCAGCTCGTAGGTCAGCTCCGAGCCGTTATAGCCTTTTACCTTGTGTTTCCATCCCTTCTTCAGCTTGCCCGTACTGCCTTCCGGAGTCTGGTTCACGCATTCCTTCCTGAGCTTGTTTCCAATCGTCACCAGGCCCTTTTCAGCAGTGCCGGGAAACTCTTCAATGGCAGAAAGCAGCTTTCCCGACAATTCGTCAAGGCCGTGAAGTTCCAAATCTCCGTTACTCATTGTCCTGCCCCCTGATTTCTTCCGTACAGTACAGTTCCAGGGATTCGTGGCGCATGTACGAATCCACGATAGTGTCGATGTCGTACAGATGATCCTGATACTTCACTTTCATATCATGGGTAATGCCCGGCCGCCAGCGGATGGTGATTTTGCTATACTCCGTATCTGCCTTGCGTTCCATCTCATAGAACACTTTGCCGCGGGCCGGCTCGATGGAAGCCCAGCAGCGGTACACCACGACGTCGGTCTGGGTGTCGAAGCCGTATCCATCCGTTGCCGCCTGCTTCCCCAGGATCTCAATCCGTTTATTCAAAAGCCCGGTCTTCATGGGCATCCCCCTTTCAAAAACAGCTCCGCCGCACACCGAACAGCAGCCACCGCAACATCTTCAGAAGACCGGAATAATCCGCTTCTTCCCGATGCTCATATAAAAAGGCGGCAGCATAGAGAATGGCCTCATGGAACACGACGGGATTCTCTTCGGCATTTGCTTCCTCGCATTGGGCCAGGTCCAGGCACAGCGCCTGGGCCGTTTCCAGGGATGACAGGATGACGTCATCATTCGATGTGTCATCCTCATCAATCCGCAGATATTCCCTGGCTTCTTCCAGACTGACCAGCATGGCTTACGCCTTCGCTTTCACTTCGAGGGCCTTGACCGCTTCCTTCAGCATCAGCATACCATCGACGCGCTGGCTGGCGAGGAAGCCGATCTGGCCGTTGGCAGCATACAGTTCATTGAGGCGCTTAAAGGAGCGAGATTCCCGGTCAGCAATCCAGTAATAGCTGAAGTCGCCGAAGATCAAAGGACGATTGCCGGCAGCCAGTTCCGGGGCGAAGGATGTGCTGTAGCAGGGACGGTTCAGGATAGTATCCGGAGTGCCGGCCGTCACAGACGGCTGCCAGATATAGTTCCCGTTGTTGTCCTTGACCTTGCGCAGGGCCTTGATGGTGGAATCATTCAGGAGCCATACGGCCTTGCGGCGGTACGGGATGCGCAGGGAATGATACAGGTCGATGACGTCATCGAAGGTGATGGAAGCCCCATTCGTCGTAACGCCAGGGTCGGCGGACGGGAATACGCCAGTCGGCTTGCTTTTTCCATCGCCCGTGAGGAAGGCTTCTTCTTCCTTGGTGCCGATACGGCGGGCGAATTCGCCGGCGATATAGCTTTCCAGGTCGAAGACGCTGTCGTTCAGGAGTTCTTCCGACACACGAATGGCCGTGCCCAGCTTGTACGCCCCGATGGACTGCTGACCAAAGGTATCCTGGCTGTCCGGATAGAGGCCGTTTTCTTCCATCCAGGCGGCTTCGCCATGCCCCGTCACGACTGGAATCTTGCGGTCGCCGCTGGTATGGATGACTGTCGCCAGGCTGCGGAAGAAATTTTCTTCCTGAAGCTTGTCGATGAGCTGATGCTCGAATTCATCCGGCACCAGATAACCGCCATCGGCATCCGTACCCACACTCAGGGCATTCTGTACATCGATGAAGTTCTTATGGCGGATGCTGTCCCAGAAAGCTTTCTGGTAGGCCATGGATGCACGGCCTTTCTTTTCATTTTCAGATGTTGGATTTCCCGGCTGCTCGGTAATGGGAACACTCGTGGGCTTTGCCATTTCGGCATCCATACGCTGCTGACGTTCCAGACGGTCGATTTCTTTTCCCAGGTTCACTACATCCGCTTCCATCTTGTCATAACGGACGGCATCTTCAGCGGAAATCATGCCGTTCTCATCACGGGCCGTATCCAGGAAGGCTTTCGCCGCATCCCAGAGATTCTTGCGCTTCTCACGCAGTGCTAAAATCGTATCCATAGTATTTGTCCTCCTGTCAATGAATGAGCAGTGCCAGCCGTTTTTCCAGATCAGCGGCTGGCACTTTCTGTAAAGGTTTCTTCGGTTTTATTTTCTGTACAAAGGAATTCGTCACCGTAACCGGGCTGTACAGCATGGCTTCTGGCTGTTCCTCTCCTTCTTTCTGGTCAAAAAGGATTTCATCCGCAAAGCCCAGCTCCACGGCCTTGCGGGCATTGAGCCATGTTTCATCATCCATCATGTGCGAAATCTTTGTGCGGGCCAGGCCGCTCTTGATTTCATAGGCATTGATGATGCTCTCCTTGACCTCGCTCAGCATGCCGATGGTCTTTTCCATTTCGGCTTTGTCTCCGTAAGCCAGGGTTGCCGGATTGTGAATCATCAGGATGGCCACTGGCGACATGCAGACCTTCGTTCCGGCCATGGCGATGACGGAAGCCGCAGAAGCCGCCAGACCATCAATCTTGACGGTGACGTTCCCCGGATAATCCATGAGCATGTTGTAAATCTGAGCGGCGGCAAAACAGTCACCGCCCGGGCTGTTGATCCAGAGAGTGATGTCGCCGCTGCCCGCATTCAGTTCATCCTTGAAAGCCTTCGGCGTCACTTCATCGCCCCACCAGGTCTCGTCCGAAATCTGGCCGTCCAGGTACAGCGTCCGTCCGCTGGCAAAGGCATCAGGGGCAACATTGGTCACCCACTTCCAAAATTTATGTTTCATTCGTTTCTCCCTTCTGTGCAAAAGCCCCGGCGTCCCTGAGTTTGGTCATGCTGCCGTTCACCAGGTACAGGTTGCCGCCTTCCTCATCGGGCACGGGATTCATGTCTTCCATCTCCCGGATATCATTGGCGGACAGCCAGCCGTTCTGCCGGCCGATGCTATAGCCGGTCATACGGCTCTCGTAGTCGCCGCGCATGAGGCCGTTCACATTGAATTTCAGGAAATACTGCTTCTTCTCTTCCGGCAAGAACAAGGCTTTCTGCATAGCCTGCTCCCAGCGGATGACCCAGGGATCCAGCGTGTATTTCACGAATTCCATGGACTGCTGTTCGATATTATTGAAGGAGCTTTTCTCCAAATCGCCAATCATGTGCGGCGGGATGCGGTACAGTCTGGCAATCTCATCCAGCTGGAACTTCCGTGTTTCCAGGAACTGTGCCTCTTCCGGCGGGATGCCGATCTGCTGGTATTTCATGTAGAGTAGGCAAGTGCCGCCGTGCATTGTTTCCAATGTCGGTTTGCACAAGCCTCTCCCCAAACCGTGCTTACACCTCTCGATGTACACGGCTTTCCATTTACACTATGACGAATGATGGATTTTCTTATGGCATTCTTTACAAACAACAAGTGTTTTCCGCTTTCTTGCAATCATCGCCATTTCCCATTGCTCCTTACCTTTGAGGTTTTTCATCTTGTTGATGTGATGAATTTCAAAAGCAATGCCATCACCTTCCGCACCGCATAATTCACATTTACAAGCCTTCAACCTGGCTTCAAGAGAATTTCTTGTGTTGAAATGGATATGGTTCTTCACCGTATCAATGCTTGGTTCGTCAAAGACAGTTCCTCGTTTGAAGTCCGAGAATTTCACAATCATCATGCGCTTTTTCTCTTTCTTCGTTTTATAAGGAATGCCCCACGACTTTCCGCACTTGAATATCCTCTTTATGCCTGATATTCTGGTTTTATGCTTCTTAGCAAGTGTTTTCAGACAGCTGTATTCCATCAGATAAACGAAATACGTCAGCTTTGAGAAATTACTGGCTAGGCAGTAATAATTACAGATTCCACGAGTCTGCGAGTTATAGGTATCTACAATTTCAAGGTCAGTAAGACCCGCCATTGAGTTTCTTTGCCATGGGATGAGTTTGCCGTCCTTACCTTGAATGACAATCTCACGGTCGTACATGAACTTCTCAATCCGCTCCATGGGAATAAGCAATTCCACAGAGTTATTAAGCGTCCGCTGTAAAACCCCATTGGTTTTCCTTTTGGATTCCTGACATCTGCGCACGTTGATGTCATATCCGAGAAAATGAGCATTGCCGGAACTGTGCGTGATTTTTGTTTTCTCGTCAGACAATTCCAGTTTTAATCTTGTTGCCACAAACAACGTAAGCTCCTGCTTTATACGCTCCGCATCCTCACGGCTTCCGCTGACACCGATAATAAAATCATCAGCATAGCGTACATAGGCGATTTTCTTGTCGGAAGCGTCCTTGTATGGCAATCTGCGCTTTTCCACTTCAAGCTTATGAATCTGTTTTAACAGTTCTTTCTTTTCCGCTTCATCAACGCATTCGCCGTAACGCTTTTGCAATTTGACAATTCCTCTCACCTTTTTGCCGTATGCAGGTGTATAGGCATAATCAGCAGGCGCATTAAATTCTTTCTGCATGGCTTCTACTTTCTTGTCCAACTCATGCAGATATATATTTGCAAGAATCGGGGAAAGAATGCCGCCCTGCGGAGTTCCGCTGTATGTCTTGTGGTACTCCCAATTTTCCATGTAGCCCGCTTTCAGAAACTTTCCTATCAGATTTATGAACTTGCTGTCCTTAATCTTCTCAGAAAGCAGATTCAGCAGAACCGTGTGGTCAATGTTGTCAAAGCATCCCTTAATGTCTCCCTCGACAAACCATTTCGTACTGCGGAAAGAACGGCTGATTTCTTTCAGCGCTGAGTGACAGCTTCTATTCGGTCTGAATCCGTGCGAATGAGTACTGAAAACAGGCTCATAGATTACTTCAAGTATCTGCCGTATCGCATCCTGTATCAGTTTGTCTCTGAATGACGGAATACCTAATGGACGCATTTTTCCGTTGCGCTTAGGAATGTAGACACGTTTTACCGCTTTTGGCTCATAGGTTTGGTTTTTCAGTTCATCAATAATCTGATTCACATATTCCTTTCCAAAACCGTCAGCCGTATCATTGTCCACACCCTCAGTTCCTGCGCCCTTGTTTGCGTAAAGGTTCTTGTATGCGGTCATGTAAATATCCTCTCGCAAAAGATACCTATAGAGCCGCGTGTAGATACCGTCTGAATGCTCTTCAGAATTTCTGTACATTCGTTCTAAAATTTCAGATGTTGGTTTCATTGAGGTTTCTCCTCCCTTTCACCTTTCCTTTTAGAGTTGCATAAGCTGCGTTCCTTCGCCATGTAAGAGCTATTAACTCTCTCGGACTACTACGAACGCTCCGTACCCATGGGCGGTATTCAAGTCCTATAGACTATAGCCTTTCGGCATCCGCCTTTAGGGTATCCCCAGTTAGCGTCATTGCTTGGTATGCTCGAATTATCGGTTCCGCTTTAGACTCTTTAACACAGGTTCTCCTGCTCGTGCCGTGACATTCGCAATCATGCCGCCTTTGAAGGATGTAAAGACAGTCAGTCACGGAATGGGTAACAGGCTAATTTCCCAATTCCCCTCGGAAATGGACACTCAAGTCTCACGTTCAGTAGATACCTTAAACCTCATATCCGATTGTTGTGGCGGTTCAGTCGTACCCTTTAGCCTTTGAGTAACTTACCGCTTCCCTGTCGTGCTATGTTCCCGTATCAGCTTTCACTTTGCGGTAAGACAGGTCAACTCACCCATGATTGTGGGTGGTAGTACCAAACACTACTATCAATGACGCCCATCTGGGCGCACGCCTTCCTCAAGTACGGCCACCTTATGGGCATTGCCACTGCCACGATAAACGGCATTCCACGAATCCCGTACCTTAGCCGGGTCTTTCAGGACGCCGGGGTGTTCCAGTACCCCGCTGGGACTGGCCCCGTTGGCAAAGAATGACGCACCATATTCCTCGCAGGCCATGGTCATACCCACGGCATTGCGGGCCATGGCGATAGGAGAATACCCGACCAGGCCATCAAAACCAAGACCGGGAATATGCAATACTTCTTCCTTGGGCAGAGCCACCTGCCCATACGGTTTGATGTTCGGATTCTCATCGCTGGTCTTGGTGTACAGATAAAAAATCCGGCCCCGGTCATCCCGGCACACACTCATCTTGTCCGGCCGCAAGGGATAGAGTCCCTGTACCCGACCCAGACGGTCGCGGATAATCTGCGCGTAGGCATTGCCCCAGATGAGCAGGTGGCTCATGAGCGTTTCCCGGAAGATGAATGATGTCATCTCCGGGTTCGGCTCGTCATGGAGCAAATGGTACAGCGGGTGGTCGTAGACCCGTTCCTTGCCGCCCGGCGTGTAACGGTACATCTGAAGCGGCAGGGCGGCCAAAGTTTCCGCCAGGATGCGGACGCAGGCATATACAGCTGTAGTCTGCATAGCCGTGAACTCGTTCACCGTCTTGCCGCTCGTAGACGGGCCGAACAGGTAACGGAAGTCTGTACCGATGTAATAGTTCTGAGGCTTGTCCCTTGATTTGAAGAATTGGGATAAGAATGGAATATGCATAGAAACCTCCTGAAATAAAATCAAAAGTATGATGAATCAATGCGTCTTTGCCTCTCTTGCCTTTTGATAGCATCTATGCTATCATTTAAATAGGAACACAAAGGAGATTAGGATGTACAAGATTGAATTTTATGAGAACCAGCGTGGTGAATCAGAAGTCTGGGATTTTTTGGAAACCTTGCGGGTGAAAAGCAAAACCAGTAAAGATGCCCGTATCCAGTACAACCAGATTCTTTTCTACATCGACCTGCTCGCTAAAAACGGTACCAATCTGCCAGTCAACATCACAAAACACCTAGAAGAAGATATATGGGAACTGCGTCCAGGAAATAACCGGGTCTTTTATTTCTACTATGATGAGAGCCAGTATGTACTGCTCCATCATTTCCGAAAAAAATCACAGAAAACACCAAAACGGGAAATCACCCGTGCTAAGGCAGAACGTGATGATTACATCCGTCAGAAGGAGGGAGAACAATGAGAACTTGGGAAGACTATAAAAATCATGTAAAAGCAATCAGTGAAGAAGAACGCCGCAATATGGAAGAAATCGAAGAAGTGAGCAATATTGTTTCTTCCATCATCCGGCGGAGGCAGGAGCTTGGCATCAGCCAGCGCACCCTTGCAGAACGGTGCGGCATCCCCCAATCCTCGATAGCCCGTATCGAAACGCTGAAAACAACGCCAAAACTCGATACACTCGTCAAGCTCATGCAAGCCCTCGACCTGAAACTCCAGGTTGCTGTAGCTGGTTAACAAAAATCAAAAAGCTATAACACCTCGTTCATCATAGACACTGCCGCTGCCTGTCCCGTTACGGATACAGCGGTCCAGCGCCATGATGGACGCTACGATTCCGTCGATTTTTTCGACGGATTTTTCTTTATCCGGCTTGATGTTCCCCGCCGGGTCCTGCCGCATGACCACGTTTCCTGCCATCCATTTGAGGACAGGGTTGCCACCATGAATGATATTCCCCTCCATCAGGAGCTTGAACAGTTCCTTGGAAGGCGGCGACATGTCCTTGAAGCCCTGGCCAAAAGGAACCATGGTGAAGCCCATGTCTTCGAGATTCTGCACCATCTGCGTAGCATTCCACCGGTCATAGGCGATTTCCCGGATGTTGTAGGTTTCGCCAAGCCGTTCGATGAATTTTTCGATAAAGCCGTAGTGGATAACGTTTCCTTCGGTCGTCTGAATGAATCCCTGTTTCTGCCAGACATCATAAAGCACATGGTCACGCCGGCATCTAAGTTCCAATGTGTCTTCCGGCAGCCAGAAAAACGGCAGAAGTATATATTTCTCATCTTCCGTCCGGGGCGGAAAAGCCAGAACCAGGGCCGTAATATCCGAGGTACTAGACAAATCCAATCCGCCGTAACACATCCGTCCGCGTAAAGACTCCCGATTGATAGGAAGATTGCCTTTGTCGTAGACCTGCTCCGGAATCCAGCGGATACTGGCCGAAGTCCAGATATTCAGGCGCAACTGCTTGAACACATTTTCCTCGGCAGGGTTTTCGATGGCGTTCCGGTATGCTTCCCGGACACGCTCGATGTTAATGGTGTAACCGAGAGACGGGTTCGCCTTATACCAGTTGGCTTCGTCCGTCCAGTCTTCGCCTTCTTCCAGGCCATACACAACAGGATAAAAGGTATAGTCCTTCTTCCTGCCGTGCATAATGTCGAGTGCTTTGGTATGCAGTTCGTAGCAGATGCTGTTCTTGTCGTTGCCAGCCGTGGTAATGATGAAAAAGAGTGGTTGTTCACGGGCGTCCCCAGAGCCTTTGGTCAGGACATCGTAGAGTTTCCGGTTCGGCTGGGCGTGGATTTCATCAAAAATCAGTCCGGACACATTCAGGCCGTGTTTCGTGCCAGTCTCCGCTGAAAGCACCTGGTAGAACCCGGCGTTTCTGTAGTTGATGATCCGCTTGCCTGCCGACCGTATCTTGGAACGGCGCAGAAGAGCCGGACTCATCTCCACCATCTGCTTTGCCACATCGAACACGATGGACGCCTGATTGCGGTCACAGGCCGCGCCATAGACTTCCGCGCTCGGTTCGTTATCAGCGTACAGAAGATACAGAGCAACAGCTGCCGCCAGTTCGCTCTTCCCGTTCTTCTTTCCTATCTCAATATAAGCCGTCAGAAACTGTCTGTTTCCGTCTTCCTTTACGATGCCGAACAGGTCACGGACAATCTGTTCCTGCCAGGGAAGGAGCAGGAACGGCTTCCCCGCCCATTTCCCTTTTGTGTGGCACAGGTTCTCTATGAAGGCGACCGCCCGGTCGGCCTTGTCCTTGTCGTAATGGGATGTCGGCAGCATGAATGCTGACGGTTTATATACAAATGCCAAATTCGTCACCCTCTTAACAGCAATTCCATTTCATCCATTTCTTTTTCCGCCCCATTTTCTTCTCCGACCATGCGGCTCCGGGCGGACGGCGTCAGGCCGAACTGCTCGCAGAACTTCAGCATGATTTTCAGGTTCGTCTGGGCGATGGACACCTGCGGCACCTGCTGCAGGTAGCCGTTCGGCGTCCGTACCATATCCCCGTGCTGAGTGATGAATTCCTCGGCCCCTTTCCACCGGGCGTAGGCCTGGCAGTAGCCGGCAAAAGCCATCATGTCCAGATTGGTCAGCATCCCCATTTCCGCCAGCACTTTGCCGAGCCGTTTCCACTCTTTCTTGGCGTCATCTTCCAGCCAGTCCGGACAGCGCGGCAGCCTGCCTTTGGGCAGGGGTTCTTTCTTGTTGAGCGGCCGATGGCCTGGATTGCCTTCCAGCACTTTGAGCGCTGTGGGTTTCGGTTTCCTTCCGCGAATAGCCATGGCCGTTCACCTCCTTCAAAAAAAAATGTATCAAAAAAGGAACCGCTGTGCGGTCCCCTGTTGGTTTCGTGTTCAGTTTCAGTGTTTCATGGGCCACTCGATAGCGTGGCCATCGTCTTCAAAAAGTTTGTCGCTGACTGCCGTCAGTCTGATTTCTCCTTCGCAGGTATGGTCCTTAGTCGTGAATGTATAGGCTGCTCCGTACCAGTAATCCCTGCCCTTGCTGAAGTAATGGCCGGCCAGGAGAACCTGGTCGCCAAAGTTCAAAATACGGATTCCGTTCATTTCGAGCTGTTCCGGTGTTGTCGTTTGTGGAAGTCTGTAGGTGTTTGTTGTGGTTTTCATGGTGTGTTCCTCGCTTTCATGTGCCTTTTGTCTTTGGGGCTTGTCCCCTTCGTCGTGTATATATATCACTCTAAACGCACATAATAGCAAGTCATTTTTCGGATATTTATTCATAATAGAGAACAGGGCCTTACGACCCCGTCTTCAAACATTCCTTATTTTATGCCCTTTAAGACATCGACCAGCCATTCGGCTCTGACATGGTATTCTCCCGTTGCCTTTTCAAGGATTCGGCTGTTTTCTTCGATATAGTGCAGTCCCTTTCCGACTTTGATGAACCGGGCGTTTTCATAGCCTTTTACATCTGTCCGATAGACCCGTGCCGTGCGGCTTTCGCCATCGTAGCTCTTGCCGTCCCAGCCGTTGAAGGTGAAGGTCACCTTTTCCTTCGTGGCCTTGAAATGGGCTTCAAAGTCAGCTCTGGTGATGGCTGTCTGGTATTCATGGAGTTCGAAATGGTTGCGGAGCGTGTAGATGTTTGTCATGGTGAATTCCTCGCTTTCATGTGCTTCGTGTTCTTTGGGGCTTGTCCCCTTCTTCGTGTATATATATCCCTCTAAATGCACATAATAGCAAGTCGTTTTTCGGATATTTATGCGTTTTTTCTACGAGAAAAGAGGCCTTCCGGCCTCCTTTTTCCCTTACCTCAGTACAGTTCTTCGAGGGCTTCGTATTCCCGTTCCAGCCGGCTGAGTTCCTGGCAGATGCACTGAAACCGAAAGCGGTTCTTGCAGGCCCGCTGTTCTTTCTTCAGCTTCTGGATTTCAGCTCTGCATCCCTGTAAAATGTACAATCCTGCGCCTTTCAGCATTTCGTGGTAGTCTTTTTCGAATCTCGTCATCGTAAGTTCCTCACTTTCATGTGCCTTTGTAATCTCTGGGGCTTGCCCCCTTCGTTGTGTATATATATCACTCTGAATGGACATAATAGCAAGTCATTTTTCGATGATTATCTGACAATTATTCGACAAGTTCCCACTCGTCTGCTCCCGGCACAAGGCCTAGGCTGCCGCCCGTGTCCCACTGCACATGGATGGTGCCGGCATCATCGACATACTGGACTGTGCCTTCCGTCCCCGCAGGCGGGGCCTGCACATCGTCCATGGAAATCAGCCTCACACGTGCGCCTTTCGTCCGCACCCGGCTTTCTGTCAGCCCTTTCCGCAGGATGGAGAGGTCGAAACCGAACTTGCGGTAGTCCCGCTCCATGTTCTGGTAGTACCAGTCGATTGGCTCACCGAATTTCCGTTCCTCATGCATGATGTACACGAGGCCGCGGATGATCCCTTTGTCCGTTTCAACGGGAATGGTTTTCTTGTAGTAGAACTTGGGAAAGCCCTCGTACACATCAAGCCGTCTTTCGTCTGCCGCGGAAATGCGCCAGAAGACGACCGGCACGAAGGCATCCGCTTTCTTCTCGATGGTGGCGTAACATCCGGTCAGGGAACCTTTAAAAAGCAACTCATATCCGCCTACCCGTCCAGTCCCTATCAGGGCGACGTCAGGGCAGCGCCGCGCCATCTGGTCTTCGCTCATGTTGCTGCCATAGGCAATGTAGAATCTTTCGTTCATTACAATCATCCTTTCTGAAGGGAATACCCTTCTACCACCCTAAGGGCAGCTGAAGCTGCCCGTGAGGCTATCCCCTTCAGGCGGCGTTGCGCCATGCGGAGTTTCCCGTAAGGTGTTTGAGGAAGTGGAGCCGGCAGGTCTTGAATTCGTCACCGATGAGTCCCAGCCGGAGCATCCAGCATCGGAAGGCGTATTTTTCATTGTCCGTTTCCGTCTTCCGTGCCGAGGCCTTTTTCTGCGTCAGGGCCTGATGGGCAACCGCCAGGCAGAACTGGATGTAGGCCTTGATTTCTCCGGCGTGTAAAGTGCCGTTGAAAAGGCGGAACTCGACCGTCCCCTTGGTAAAGGTGGCATGCAGGTTCAGTCCGTGGTAGCGGGTGCTGTTGTAGTGATGGTCCCGTCCGTAGGGATCTTCCTGATACCAGAGGTCGGCGATGCCGCTGAGCGTATCCGACTTTTTCCGGTTGAGATCCTTCAGAAAGAGAGTGTTCGTCTTCCGGCAGTATCGATGTTCCCGTGAGGGGTTAATCTGGAGAGCGCGGTAAATCATGTCCTCCTTGCTCGCCATGATGTTTACCAGATTCCGCAGGGTCTTTGCCGTGAACCGTTCGGCCCCGACATGGATGTGGATGCCGCAGGACTTGTTGGCGAAGGCCCCGGCCTTGCGGAGCGTCCGCACCAGCTCCTGCAGTTTGGGAATGTCTTCGTAGGAAAGGATGGGGCTGACCACCTCGGTGCGGTAGTTCGTGGACGCATCCAGGATTTCGCCATTCACTTTTTTCTGCGGAATTAGGCTGGAGTCGTTCATGGCTTTCCATTTCCGTCCCCGGTCATCCTTGGCGGTGTAGGTATCGTAGGCTCCGCCTTCATGGCGGCTTTCTGTTCCAAAGAAGCGGGCCATGAGGCTTGCCGCCCGGTTTCTTGTAATCCCTGTCATTTCCATTTCGATTCCAAAGTGCAGTGTTTTCATAATTATTCTCCATCCTTCCTAAATGTATGTGTGTTCTTTCGGTACTGTATATATCACTCTAAACGCACATAATAGCAAGTCATTTTGAGAATAATTATGAATTAAATTGATAATTTATCCGTTGTTTCACACTCTTTCCGTCCGTAACTGACGGCGTTCTTTCTGCCGTTCCGCATGCTTCCTGGCTTCTTCTTCCGAGCGGAAGGCGCTGAAGCCGCTGAGCCCCTTAAGGAGCGCCATGCGGGATTCGTGGCTCCCCTTCGTCCCCATGCCGATGCGCAGGAGCCACATCCGCAGATAGTACTTCTCGTTCTCCGGTTTCCGTGTGGCGGGATTAATCCGTTTCGCTTTCCTTGCTGCGGAAACCATGAAGGCAGCCAGTTCCACGAGGGCGCGGTTCTTGACAGCATCCCCGGTCAGGGCGAAATGAAACGTCACCATGTCTGACGTAATGGTAAAGCCCCGTACTTCTTTTGCGTAATTCTGGTAGATGGTAAAGAAGGAAGTCGGGTCCGTTATCGGCTCCCGTTTCAGCTCCTCAATCAGACTGTCCGGCACGCAGAAGTTGTCGTGTTCCGCGGCCCGGTTCAGCAGATACTGCTGGGCATGGAGCATGAACACCAGATTACGCATCTGCGTTCCACCCATCCCGTCCGCCGGGACGCTGACTTTCATCACATCCGGCTCATACCGGGGTGCCGCCACTGTAATGGATTCTGATTCCGGTTCTTGTGCTGTTTCCGGCATTGGCAGAAGGCCTTCGTTCTGCAGGAAAGTCGTGATGGCAGTTTCTGTCTTTTCATCATCACATTCAATTTCTCCGCTGCGCAGGATGCGGAAGCCATGCCCTTCGAAGGCGAAGGTCGGCGTTCCCGCGTAGTGAAGCTTTTCGTTATGGTTAAATGGAATCAGCCGTCTGGCCAGTTCTTTTCGGTCATTCAGATTGGTATGGATTGTCATGGGCTATGTACCTCCTTGTTTTGCTAGTACATATATCACTCTGAACGCCGATAATAGCAAGTCATTTCTGCACTTTATCATAGGGAATTTTCTCATTTCCACGTACCACAAATACACCATCACTTCCTGCCTGTTCGATGTACCGTTTCACAATGACATCAACGAACTTCTCGTCCAATTCGATGCCGTAGCAGATACGGTCTGTCTGCTGGCAGGCCATAAGGGTGGATCCGGACCCGAGAAACGGGTCTAGGACAATGCAGTGACTCATGGATGAATTCTGGATGGGATAGGCCATCAGGGACACCGGCTTCATGGTCGGATGTTCCTTGCTGACTTTCGGCCGGTCATATTCCCAGATAGTCGTCTGTTTGCGGTCAGAATACCACTGGTGTTTCCCGTTCAGTTTCCAGCCGAACAAGCACGGCTCGTGCTGCCACTGGTACGGGCTCCGGCCCAGAACCAGGGCGTTCTTCTTCCAGATGCAGCACCCGGACAGGTAAAAGCCGGCATCCTTGAAAGCCTTACGGAAATTCAGGCCCTGTGTATCGGCATGGAACACATAGATGGAAGCATCAGGCTCCATATTCTGTTCCATGTTTACAAAAGCGCTGAACAGGAACTGGTAGAACTTATCATCCGGCATATTGTCGTTCTTGATTTTCCCGGCCGTTTCTTCCACGTTGACGTTGTACGGCGGGTCCGTCAGTACCAGGTTTGCCTTCTTCCCGTCCATCAGCCTTGCATAGGTTTCCGGCAGGGTGGCATCCCCGCAGATGACGCGGTGTTCACCGAGGAGCCAGATATCGCCGCTTCTGGAAAAAGTCGGCTTTTCCAGCTCCCCATCCACATCGAAGTCATCTTCCTTGACTTTCTTGTTGTGGACTTTGGAAAAGAGCTGTTCTACTTCCGGGGTCTCGAAACCCGTCAAATCCACATTAAAATCGACACTCTGCAAATCCACGATAAGGTCAGCCAGTAGCTGTTCGTTCCAGGCACCTGTGATTTTATTGAGCGCGATGTTAAGGGCCTTGACCTTGTGTTCGTCCTCGATATGGACAACCACGCACTGGACATCTTCATACCCCAAGTCCTTCAGCACATTGAGCCGCTGATGGCCGCCGATGACTGTCATGTCGTAGTTGACGATGATGGGTTCCACGTAGCCGAATTCCTTGATGGAGTTCTTGATTTTTTCGTATTCCTTGTCGCCGGGCTTCAGCTGTTTCCTGGGATTGTAGGCCGCAGGTTTCAGCTGCCCGATGGGCAGGGTTTTCCATTCCATATCAGATGTCTTCATGTACCGTTTCCTTTCCGAATGCCGCGGCAACGGCAGCGCCGTACCCGTTCAGGTGATGCCAGCGGCAGTAATTCCGTACGCTGTCCCGTGACAGCTTTGTTTCCCGGGCGATGGCTTTATAGCCCATCCCCTTTTTTCGCATCGTTTCTATCTGCCGACGCTGACAGTCATCCATAAAGCTGGCTCCTTTCCAACAACAAAAAAGCTCCAGGCGTTCATCGCTTGGAGCTGTCCAAAATTTCATTTAAAAATCCGCTGGTATCCCCCCTATGGAATTTCGCGTTTTTTCACGTTTGAGGGGGCGGCGGTCATGGACGGAAGGGCTGCAGAGATTTGCATCCCCCCGCCCTACGGACGGATTCAGTACTTGTACTCGATGTTCCGGTCTTCGGTCATCGTCTTATGGTCATGGCAGCTCTTGCAAAGGGGCTGCCAGTTCGTTTCGTCCCAGAACAGTTTCGCATCACCGCGATGCGGTTTGATATGGTCAACGACCGTTGCCGGGACGAGACGGCCTTTTGCTTTGCAGCGGATGCACCAGGGATGACGTTTCAGGAAAAACTTCCTGGCCTTCTGCCACTCCCATCCGTAGCCACGTGTTTCTGCATCAGCCCGGTCGCCCTGGCACTGCCGTTCATGTTCCTCACAATATTTTCTTCCATACGGCACCAGCCTGGGGCAGCCCGGATATTTGCAGGGCGTCTTCGGTCTTCTGGGCATTTACATCATCTCCGGCATGCCGGAACGTCCTATCGGGATAATACGAAAAACGTCGGAACGCTAGGAAATACGCCGTTTTCCGTCGTTTCGTCTCTCGAAAACGTCTGGCTCGTGTGGACTTTTTGCGGGATTTTTGCCCAATCCCAGCCCAATTTGCCAAAATGCATAACAATGTATAAAGCCGCCGGACAACCCGGCGGCTGGCTTTATTTGAGAAACACCTCGATCATTTTTATTTTTTCCGCGGCTGTCATGCCGTCGATTTTTTTTGCAAGAGCTTCCCGGATTTCCGGCGTTTCCAGGACGCTGTCCTGGACCTCAAACCCCAGGGAGTAAATAAAGCCCGCTGAAATCTTTGCACCAGCAAGGACTTCGGCCAAAACGTGCATTTCTTCCGGGGAAAATTTTGGCGGCTCCGGCGTTAATTTCATGATTATGTCGTACCGCTCCACGATTTCCCCCAGGCGGCGGGAAAACCCGCCGTTGGTGGTTTGTTCGTTCAGCTTGATTAATGGGTCATTCACGTATATGGTTTTTTTCATGATTTTAAGCTCCTTTATTTGAATCTGATCAGCAGGCCCATTTCCCCCGCCCGATAAATCTGGAACCCCGCATCATTAGTCAGATCAAGAATCTTTCCATCGTCATCGTAAACCCACAACCATGATGATTCCGTATCAAAGACCAGGTTGTAATGGCTGGGGACCTCGGTGTCTCCGGCGATCAGATGGGCTTTGTAATCGCCATCTTCGCCGAATGCGATTTCTCCGATTTCCTTAGGATCGCTGGTCCGGTAGCTGAGGGAGGCGATGTCGCTGCCGCCGGCGCTCATTGTGCAATATTTGTAAAAATCTTTGTATTTTTCCGCTCTTGCGAGCTTTTTCATTTCTAAAACGTATTTCTTGTCGATACTCATGGTTTATACCCCCCATTTAGTCCCACATGTGCTTTTCACAAAATTCGGCTTCTTCCCGTTGGCCGTTGATGACCTTTTCCAGCGCCTTCCGCCCAATTTCAGCCAGTTCATAGTTGTCTTTATAGGCTTCCTGTTCGGCGATCAGATAAGCGTGGGCTTGTGGGTATTTTTTATAGGCTGCGTCAAAATCATAGTTAGGTCTAGGCCCCACACCCCATCCGCCACCGTCCTCAGTTTCAAAACTGGCATTAAACCGTCTACGCCAGTCGGCAGCTTTTTCCAGTTCAGCCTTAATTTCGGACAGGCCAGGGATGGCGTTAATCTTTGCCTGGCGTTCTTCGTAGGCCTTTCTTGCCTGTTCTTTGGCATCCAGGATTTCTTTCAGGATTTCATCCCGGTGTTCTTTGATGGCTGCAACGTCTTTTGCCGGGACCCTTGCCCTAGTGTGCACCATCATTTTTCCGTCTTTCTCGACAGCTTGCAGGTTGTACTTTTTGATAAGGTCTTTCACTTCCATGGCTTGCTCTCCTTTCAAATGGTGGTGGGGCTTTCGCCCCACCTTGTTACTTTTCAACGATGTCGATCGCGTGGATAAATTCGGATTTAGTTGTCTGCCAGTTAAAGTCACCAACCTTGACGACGTTTTTGTTTTTGTATTCGACCCAGCTGTTTGCCCCCAGGGAAACCTGGAAGTTGGCGGAAACCTCTCCGGTCTGCCGATTTAAAAACACTTCGTAATAGCAATCTCTTCTCTTCGGGCAGCTTTTGATTTCTTCCCATGCTTCCTGCAATCCTTTGATTTCCTTCATGGTTTTGTCCTCCTTTGACGGCTTCCGTTTTCCGGTGCCGTTCTCAAGTTCTTCAGGGCTTTTCTTCTTCCCTGTGACTATATAGTACCACATATACGTATAAATTACAAGAGTTTATACGTATATTTTTTAAAATTTTATACGTATATTTTCTGAAACAATTCTGAAAATTGCCGTTTGCCCCTATTGCGCTTTTGAACGCTTTTTGACGCGTTTTCCGTTTTATGCGATGAATCACAAGCGGGCAAAAAATAAAAATGCTGTAAAACGATTTAAACGCGCGATTTTTTTTCGCGGGAAATAAAAAAGCGCCCGCTTTATGCGGGCGTAATACGTTATTCTGCTCAATTCAATTCAATTCAATTTTCTCGTTGCATTTTCGTTGCAACGAATTATTTTTTGATTGCAACGCAAGCAAGCAGGGCGGCAGCGGCTTCCCAGGCGTTCCGCTGCCGTTTAATCCGACGCCGGGTTCGTTTTTCCTCTTGCGCGGATTTTTGCAATAATCTGTTGGTTTTCTCGATTAAGTTCTGTTGCTCTGCTGATTGCGCTGTCAAGCTGTCGATTTGACTTTTCAATTTCAGTGACAGTTCCTGCGCTTGCGTTAACTGTTCCCGCAAGGTCGTTAACTGTACTTCCTGCCCGTTGCAGGTTTTCCGTAATTGTTCGTTGATTTTCGCCAACTCGTTCGAGTTCGTTTCCAACGTCGTTAACTCCTGCTCGCTCAACGTATACATCTTCCCTGGCGCGGTACTGGTATCCAATGGCGGCGCCGCATAACAGGGCAATGCACACAGCAGCAATGACAGGCAGCAGGCAGCGCAAACGGTTTTTAATTTCAGCAATTTCTTCAACCCCCATTTATTCATCCCTCACGGTTAACAATACATCGTTGCCGTTATCAATAATCATTCTGGACAATTCTACGCCGTCCGCGTTTTGCATCCGCAGGCACCCATATGTCGGCTCCCATCCCTGATAATCCGCGTAGGGGTCGTCCAGGTCGCTGCCGCCGCCGTGGATGTCCCGGCCGCGCGGGTCGCCGCTCGTGATATAAAAATTTCCGTACGCCGGACCGTACGCCCCGTCCGTGATTTCCGCGCTCACATGGGTATAGTCGCCGTTGGGCAAGCTGCCCCGCGGGTCGCCTTGCTCGTTGTAGCCCGGGAAAAAGTCGCTCCGGCACTCCCAGGACGCAATTACATTATAATTTTCGTCCATTGCATAAATCCTTTGTTTGTTCCGTTGGAACTGGATTTCTTGCAGCATTTTTCTGATCTCCTTCCATTTTATCCGGGATTTTATCATGGTTACGATTCACCAGGTATCCCGCAATTAAAATTGCCCCGGATATGACCGCCGGGGCAAAACTCGTATTTACGTTTTTTCGCAATTCGTCCAACATACGGAAATACCAGTCAGATGACAGATGATAAATCCACCCCGTTGTCCAGGCCATGGGCATAAGGCATAACTCAAACAGCAAGGCCGAGGCGATTATCATAATAAACCCCATGGGGGACAATGCGGCGGCTTTCCAGCGCTGTAAACGCCGGAGGAATCGTTTTATCATTTTACCGCCTCTTTCATCCGCAATACGGCTTTATGCTTCACATCCATTACGCCGTTGTCGGCTAATTTTTCGTAGACCGAAAACATTTCCTCGAACGCCTGTTTATCGTCAGCCGTTGGCGGCTGTTGCTGGAAACAGATGTACATATCGTTAAGGGACGCACGCAAGATTAACTGCATCCCCTTGCGGATTGCTTTAAGGCCGGTAACGTAGGCCACGACGTAGCCGATAAGCCCGCCAATGGCTAGGCTCAATACGGTGCTTAATCCCTCGATGATGATATCGTTCACGCTGTAATCTCCTTGTTTACAATTTCATGATATACGCCAATGTGTAGAACGGCTTTATGCGTATGCAATGTAGGCTCGTACGGTGTAGGTTAAGGGCGTAACGGTGGTGGATTTGCCGTAGATAGAGGACGAACTGGAAGCATTAAAATTAATCGTGTTCGTGTAACCTTTTGCGTAAGGAGTGGTATTAGCGGGCAAACCGTCATAGGAACGAGAATCTTTGCCCGGTATTTCAGCAGAGAACGCTCCTTCGCCTATGTTAAAAAACGACAATATAGCACCGTTAGCACTCCCAAAATTCCCCGTGATATTCGGCAATCCCGCTTCCACCATTTTCCCCGGTGTGGTGTCAGCTCTCAGATACCTACCGTTAAGGTTCGGTAGCACGTTGGTTCCCAGATAATCCACCAGCCGTTTATACGTCACCCCATCAATCGTCTGTCCGTCCAGCGGCAGAAGGTATTCATGTTCCGTTACCTTTGTCATAGGCTTATAGACAATATCCCCTACACTGTGCTTGCTCAGTGTATCGTTTATATAAAACGTTACAGTATTATCAGTTATTACCCCCCCCATGTTACTTTTAATGGTTGCCCAGTCCGGTTCGGTGCTACCCGTTGTCCCTGCTTGCGTGACAACGATTACACAGCCGGGAGGCAAGGACGGAGAGGTCAGCACGTCGCCGACTTTGTACGCCGTGTTCCGTTTAATCTGGTACGGCACCCCGGCTTCCGTCTTGGTGGCGTATGTGCTTTCGGCTTCGGCGCTGTTCAGCTTTTTGGCCAGTTCCGCTGTGATGGTGGCGGCAAAGTTAGCATCGTTGCCCAGAGCCGTTGCCAGCTCGTTCAAGGTATTCAGCTGCGCCGGGGCAGAGTCTACCAGGGCCGCAAGGGACTTGGCTACAAATTCGGTGTTTGCAATGGCCTTGCTAGAGTTTCCTGCGTTGGCCGTGGGGACAGAGGTTTCACCGGTAATCGTGACGTTGGTTAACGTTGTGTCGGTTGCCGTTAACGTTGTGACATTCCCCGTTGCTGTGGTAACGCTGGATGCAAGAGCCGATTTTGTAACATAGGTGTTGGCAATGTTGTTTCCGCTCCCGTCTGCAATGGCTTTGTCAGCGGTGCCGGTTAGATTGCCCGTAGCATCTCCAGTTAAATTACCTGTAACATCACCCGTTACATTACCGCTTAAATTACCTGTAACATCACCTATTAAATTACCGGTAACATCCCCGGTTAAGTTACCTGTCACATTGCCGGTCAACGGCCCGTTCAGGGCGTCGGCTGTCACTGTGCCAGCATTAACCGTCGTTGCTGTCAGGTTGGTGATAGTCCCCGTCTTGCCGGTAATCGTTTCGGCGTTGATTTCCCCGCCGGTTCCGCCCATGGTGTTGTTGTAGAGATACATCAGGTTATTGTTGATGTAGTCCAGTACCCCGGTGTTATCGCTGTTGACTAGAGGGGATGCCTTGCCGTAGGTCCCCTCCTGGATGATGTTGTCGTTGGCATCCCTCAGTTCGGGGTGCTGAAATGTCGTTTGCTTCATGCTTCCTCCTTAGCTTACTGAGTAATTCTGAGTGGACTGGTCGATTGCCAAAAACAGGGCCGTCCCGTCACTGTCAATAACTTGAGTAGAGTCGTCGCCCTGCATTATGCCTTCAATGCTCTGCAGGGTACATCTGCCATCTCCAACATCTCCCGCATCGTTGCTATTCCCCATGTGGTCAGCCCGAGGGCGCCACTGGATATTTACCGTAATAGTGCTTACCGACGGGATCTGAAACTGGGAGGTCTGGACGCTCTGCCCGCTCCAGTTATCAAAGTAGTCGCCGTCCGTGCCGCCCACATCTTCGGACAGCACGGTTTTACCCGCTGCCGTTACCGTTACACGGGTAAAGGGGGCGTCGTTCTTGCTGCTTTTCCCAATTCCAATACCCGTACCTTTGGCGTGCCAAATACCGCTAAAATACAGGTTCAGCCGGATAAGTCTTGCCCGGCTGTCCACGCTAATATTTTGCGTCCACGAAAACGTCTGACGGATTGAGTCGTCAGTATACCCTCTTGCCCCGGAAAAAGAGCCTAAATCCGTGTTTACGCTCTGCCAGTAGCTTGTGTTGTCTATCCCGGAATAACACATAACCCGGAAACCGTTTGTGCTTACGTCGGTTGCCCGGCAGTGGATACGGATAATGGCCCCGCTTTTATTATTGTCTGCTGTGGTTACAGACAGCGGGGTTACAAGGACTTTCGGGGCGGCGGGCCACGCCACGGGGAATTTTACGTACTGGTTATGCTTTGCCGTGCCGATAATCATACGGCGGACGCTGTTGTAGGCGTTACCGGACGCGTCAAAAAACGTCATACCTTTCCCGTCAAACATAATGGATTCGCCATTGCTCTGCTTAACCTGCATACCATCTTCGTTGAGAAAAACGTTTCCGCCGGTAATAGCCAGGGCGCCTTCCAGGGAAATGTTGGCCGCTTGTAGCATCTTACTAGTTACGACGTTGTTATCAAACACCGTTTCCCCGGTTACGTGCAGCAGCTTGCCGTCAATCTGTACGCCTTCTTTGCTCAGATTAATCTGGGACACAACTTCCCCAGATTTAACCCTTAACGCAATATCATCTTGCATCTGGGCAATTGCGCTATAGGCTTCTTTCGCTTTTGCACTGTCTCCCAGGTTAGTAACCACGCTGGTAATTTTATCGCTGTTTTGCGTAATCTGGCTGGCCAGCTCTTTTTTATCGTCGGCAACGGTCGCTTGGATGCTGTCCGTGGTCTGCTTGATTTCGGCAACCTTGCCGGATATTCCTTGGGCTTCTTTTACGGCGTCCTGGATGGTCTTATCAACCTTCGCTAGGCTGATAGCCTCGTCCTTGATGTTGGTTTCGTCAATGATGATTTTTACCGTTGTCCGGGTCGTTTCGGACCGCCCCCCGGCTCCAAACATATCATAGTATGCAATAGCTACATCATAGACACCCGGCTCGCAGTTATAGCTCATGACCGCGTTTTCCGTCTTTACGGCGTCGCCGTCGTTGATGTATACCATCATCCCGATGGCGTCCGCCGGGATACCTTGCCCGGCAACGGAAAATCCGGTCATAGTGTTCTTAAGCGTCGGTGCATCTGGTTTTCCCGGTGCCGTCTTGTTGTAATCCAGCACCGCCGGAACGCTGTATTTACCCAGGGCGTTTCGGGCGAACAGATACAGCCGCCCAGACCGGGCGTTTAGAGCAACGGTTGCAGACATTCCGCTCGTTCGTGCTAGCAGGCCAGCGGTTTCAGCTCCCGGTGCGTTATCCCGCCGGATTTCGTAGTACATGACGTCCGTATTCGTGACTTCATTCCACGCGGCCGTTGCTGTCTTGCCAAATGCCAGGGTAAAGCCGTCCGGCGTGTTGGGTACCATGGTGCGCATGGCAACGGTAATCTTGACCTTTGGGGCAAGGTCGGGATCCGTACTTGCGGCCCATTTATCAACGGTCGTAACTGCGATTTCGTAGGTGTCCCCCACTACAGCCTGGGGGATTACAACCTCGTTTTTGCCTTGCCCACCAAAAGTCCATTTACCGTAATAGCCCAGCTCGCTTGCCGGTACGCCGTTAACTGCCGTTAAATCCTGCACCTGCCCGGCGTTGGTCCTGTACCACACCTGCCCGGCGGCGTAACTCTCTAAATCCGGCGGGTCCCACTGGACCATTACGTCGTATCTGCTAACGCCGTCAGCCAGGTGCCGGTAGCGGTTGTAAGCCCGTACGTTTTTTACGGCCGGGATATGGTATTTTTTGATGGTGTATTCGTACGCCTTTACGCTGGCCAGGTCTTGCACCCCTGCCCCGAAAACGTTAAAGGACACAAATTTTAAATACACCTTTTTGCCTACGTCCTCAGACAAAAACGGGATACGGAGCAGACCTGCATCCAGGCGCGCAAACTGTGCCCCGGCGTCATGAGCCGCGGCTGTGGTGGTATGCTGTCCGCGGATACAGCCGTCAAGCCTCCAATGCCCGTTGTCTAGCAACGTGGCGCCCTGATAGCTCAGACACTCCCCATCTACCCAGCAGAGGGTGTTGCCCCGCTCTGCATCCTGGGCGGTGCCGGACAAAAACGTGCCGTTGCAAGACACTTCCACGCTGGTGTCCGCGGCCTTGACGCTTTTGGCCAGGGTTCCCACCCGGGCGCTGCTAGCAATGGTTCCGGCCGCCCTGTAGTTGGTCCCATCATCGGCAACGTAGACCTCACAACCGCCCCATAGGTCGCCCTTGCCCTTTGCTCCAATCCATACTTCCAGGCCGCTTGTAGTCAGTTCCGCGGGCGGCTGCATGATAAGCGGCGTGTCTGTGTCCGGCGCGTCGGCGTTATAGTCGATGTATGGCCGGTCGCCCTCGTGCACATCATAAGCAGGTTTGCTTGCTTGCATCGGCGGGCGGCTGATGGCGGTAAACGTCAACGTCCCGTCCGTGTTTTCGGTCACGCTGTCAATCATTACCGGCGTTTTATCCAGCCCCAGGGCGCTGTCCGTCAGTGTCACCTGGTCGCCGACTTCCAGGCGGCAAAACGCCCAGTCAAGTTTAAACGTAAATTTGTTGCGGCCGTACAGGGCGTCCCTTGCCAGCTGTTCAGCAACCTTTACGGCCCGCTCCTTCGTATAAAACCAGTGCGCCGTTGTACTGCTGGCCTGACGGAGTCCGTATTCCGCAATGTCGTCTTTCAGCTCATAAGCCACGGTTTCAGTTTCGTAGCTGTTTTTCCGGCTAATAAATTCTACCAGAAAACGATTATAAATTTCTGAACTGTCCTTGCGCTGGCATGTCACAAGGGCGCCGTTGCTCTCCAAAAAGTCGTCCGCGGTTAAGTCGTATTGGATGGTGGTGTCTGGCGTCCAGCTGCCCACGGGGCGGTCAGCCTTGCAAACGATTTTAAATTTATTATTGCTCCAAAACATATACGCATTGGTTAGCGTCATAAGCTCGTTGATAATATCGTGTGCAGCCTTTGCCTCTGTGGTGTCCGTCGGGCTGGAAATCAGTAAATCCGCTTCACGGCAATACTTGCGGTAGTTGTCCAGGCCGATAATCTCGACGCTGGATAATCCTACTTTATCCAGGATGTCCCGGATTACATCCGCCGGGTTTGCATCGGTCCCGTCGCCGGTGTCAGTCAACATCCCGCGGACCTCAAAATTATAATCAGGCATAGACCCGCTGTCGCCCAGGTCGATAACGCCCGCCATATAAGCCAGGTTTTCATAGGTCAACGCTTTGTCGGGGTGCTTGCCCTTTACGTACGGCCAGGGGGCTTTTTGGCTCCCGTCGTATAGCGTCATACCGATCTGATCGGAGGGATATTGGTATACGTCCTTGCCTAACCACACTTTGCCGATACTGTGGATAGGCCCCTCACATAAACCCAGGATAACGGCAACGGTATACGTGTACGTAATGGACACGGATTTGCTTTTACCGCCCTTCCCGGTCCGTTGTGTCTCTTTATGTTCGTGGGCAGTAAAATCGTCGTAGTAAATCACGTTGCCAGCCAGGCGGCTGGTGCCGTAGACCACTGGGACAGCTCCGCCGTAACTGGCCGTTGCAACGGTAAAATCACTGATTTTATTGGCCCGCGTGGTAACGGTCCGCCCTCTAAACAGCCCCATTCGCTCTCACCTCGTCTCGTTTTTTAATGCTAAACCGATAAATCCCCCGGAGGCGGCTGTTTCCGCGGGCGTCCAAAAAATCAACGTCATTTACAGATGACAGGATAACGCCCTGCTCCACACGGGCATGGCATACAACGCCGTTGCCCATATAAACGCCGCCGTGACTGACGCACCGGCCATACTGATACAGTAAAAAGTCGCCCCGCTCCATGGTATCCACTTTGTCGCAATACCGCTCCACAATGGATTTAAACCACTCTTCCCCGTGGCTCAGGTGCCACATGTTGGAGTAATGGTTAACCTTGATTTCGCCGCGTTTTACCAGTCCGGCGTCCTCCAGGCTGCAAATTAGCAGCATCCCACAATCCACTCCGTGCCCTTTGGCCTTGCCCTCGTTTACGTGGGGCGTCCCCAACCAGGTTAAAGCAGCAGCCGCAATTCGGTCGCCTTGCTCGCTCATAGCAGCACCTCCTTGCGCGGAATGTACGGCGCGATCACCGCGCTACTGTCCGTGCTTGACGCCGTGACGACGCCGCCGGAACCGGTGGAAAAGCTCCCTTGGGGGTAATATTTCCGGATGGGGAAATTCATGTTCAGGCCGCTCGTTTCCGCCTTGATGGACAGTTGCAGCTGCAAACCGCCCGCGTTTTTGATTTCGATTTTCCCCGCGAACAGGTCCACGGTGCCCACGACGGCACCGTCACGGAAAAAGCACCGTTTAAGGTGCAGACGCGCCCGGTCCATGGTCCCGTCTAGCGCGGCCTTCATCACGGATTTGCTCTCGATCATATCGGTTTTTCCGGCGTAAATGGTCACGCTCAGGGTGTCAACGGTCAGGGTGGAATTTAATTTAATCTGCTGCCGTTTAAACAGCAGTTTACCGTGCTGGTAAACCGTCCCGCCGTTGTTGATGTCAATATCGGCATCCGTATAGTAATAGTGATTGCCATTAGCCAGGATAATATCGTATAAATCACAACTCTGTATTTGTTTTTGTGTGTTTAAATAGGCCGTCAGACTGGCGTCTACTTGTTTCATCGTACCACATCCATTTTAAAGCTACTGGAATTGTTAACGTTTTCGAAAACTCTAGTTAACTCTCCCCCATCGTCGGAAAAACGCACTTTAAACCAGTACGTATAATCAGCTGTCACCACGGCCCCCGTTGCCGGTGCCGTGGAAAAGCTGATGACGCCGCCGGACACGCTGTAACCGCTTGTCTGCTTTTTGCCGTCCACGTAGACGGTCACATCCTCGATGTAGTCCGCCGGTTCCACGTATCCATCCAGGCTCCAAACCGCCTGGTATTTTCCCGGCACGATAACTGGCAACGCCCGCCCGGTTTCCCGGTTTAACGTGTGGTCCAGCCACAAAAACGGCTCGTACCCGCCCTTGACGCTGGCAATAAATGCCATTAGCTTATTCGCGGTATCGTCGTCCAGCAGACCGAACGTTTCTGTGATGGTCCATTGCGGATACAGCTGATTGGTCAACGTCCGGACCATTCCGGATCCGGACGTTTGCACCTGTGTATTCCACTTTTGTTTAAATTTGCTGTTCCATGTCAGGTGCTTAATTTCCTGGGGGAATTTTTTTAGTGCCATTACCACACCCCGCTATCTGCGGCAAAATTACGATTGTTATCAAACAATGCCTGCTTGATTGCATCCAGGCCGCCGCGCTGTAAAAATGCACTGAATCCGGACGCGTCAACCGCGGACACATTTAACGTAACGTTTCCGCCGGAAATTGCGGTAACGCCGCCGCCGGTGCCCAGGTCCGGCACGCGCCCGGCGTTGATTGCATCCAGGTTATCCCGCCCAACGCGGTTAACCGCTTGAGACGTAATGACGTATTCCCCGTTGCTCAGCATTGCCGGAATGGAGTCGCTTGTTCCGGTTCCAGGACCGGCAACGTAGCCGCCGGTCGCAAAACCAAACTTGCCCTTGGTCACACCGCCGAAATCCATACCAAACAGGGTATGTCCTGCCCAACGGGCGGCCAGTTTCGGGTCGCCCACGATGGAATAAATAGCGAACAAGCCCAGCCATTCCGTGGCAATTTTTAACGCGTTCTGGAAAATCGTCTTGACGAAATCACCCAGGGCAGCACCCGCGGATTTCGTCCCGGTCAAAATGCTGCTAAAAGCCTCGCCCATGGATTTGCCAGCCTCTTGCCAGTAACTCACCATTGCGTCCTTCCAGTTTTTCGTGTTTTTAACCTGGTTGGTTTCAGCTTCCCCGGCGTCAACTAGTTTTTGTTTGTAGTTGTCGACAAATTCCTGCAACGTTTCGTTTTTCGCGGCCATTTCGTCCTTGATGGCTTCCGGACTCATGCCCAGGACCTTCGCCAGGCCGTTAATGCCTGCTTCCTGATCTTCGCCCGCTGTAGCCATTGCCTGGTCGATTTCGGCCATTGCGTCCGTCACGGTCGTTTTAATGGCGGCCACATAAGCTTTAATGCTGTTGGGGTCGGCACCAAACGTGGCCATCAATTCCTTGCTATTTGCCTGCTGCTGTTTCAGACGCTCCGCATATTGCAAGGCTTCGATTTGAGCTTCGTAAAGCTCTTTGGCGTCCCGCTCCTGCTCGCTGATACGGTCCGCAACGGCCTGCCGGGTCCCGTCGTCCTGGATGTTTTCAGCCAGCTTGATTTCCTTTTCGTAGCTGTCGATTAAATCGTCATAGGTCTTTTTGTACTCGGCCAGCTTGACCTTCCGGTCGGCGTCTGCTTTAGCCTCGCCGGTCAGCATCGTTGCCCGGACCTTCATTTCCTCGATGGCCGCCTTTTCGTTCGCCTGTCTGATGGCGGTCCAGTCCGTGTATTTTTTAATGAGCGCTTCCGTTTGCCGTTGTAGCTCCCGTTCTTCCTGGCTCATTTTCGGGGCGCTCTGGTGGGGCGTGCTGGCGGCCGCGCCGCCGCCGGACGTTTTCGGCGCGCGAACAGCGGTGTGGAAATGGTTGTCGTCCTCGTTGTATTCACGGGGTACGCCTTTCGGTGGCCCCACCAGTTCATCCCATGCGGTTCCTACGTATTCCTGGACAGCACCGCCCAGGGTGGAAATGATGGATTTAATCTTGTCCCAGATTGCTTGCAGCGGTCGGAGGATGGGTGCCAGGTATCCGGCAATGGCACTCCCAATGTTCCGGGCTGCGTCATTTAACTTGTAAAAAATAATGATTACAGCTTTTACGGCCGTCCGAACAACTTCCAGCCCGTCATCGATGATATCCAACGCCCACTGTGCAATGCTCCCAAATTCACTAAACGCGCTGGTTCCATCACTCCACACAAGGTCCAGTAAATCCTGGGTAAAATCCACCAGGGTTTGCACAATCCCGGATTTATCAAACGCCTCAAAGATGGCGCCCCCAATGCTGGCACAGATGGTCACCATGTTTCCTTCGACATCGCCCCATTCGTCGATGATGTTCTGCTTGGATTCAGCCATAGACCCGTCAAACGTGTGCATGTAGTCGGTCAGGCTAGCCACGGCGTCCTGGGCGTTCAGTGTGCCATCGTCCATAGCCTGCATGGCTTCCTCGGCGGTCATGCCCACGGATTCAAACGCTTTATCCATATCCAGCCCGGACTGCTGCAATTCTTTCATCTGGCGGCTGGACACTTCCCCGGTCGCCTGGATTCTGGCCAGGGTTCGGATTAATGTTTCCGCCCCTGCTTGCCCTTTGCCTAACCCAGCAGCCGTATCAGCACACAGTTTAATCATGTAGGCGGCGTTGTTTGCACTGTACCCCAGGTTAACCAGGTCCATGCCCCACTGCTTAACGGCGGACAGGTCGTAATTGGTATCGCGTCCAACGGCATTAAACAGTTTACCGGCTTCCGCCGCGTCTTCCGCCGCCGGTTTCCAGGCTGCAAACATGGCCGCGGATTTTTCAGCCGCCGCCCCCATGGCGGCTACGTCCTGGACAAATTGAGCAATGGCGGAGGCCACCTTGACGGCCAGGGTACCAGCAAATGCCCCGGCGGCAACATCCAGGGACGTAAACGCCGCGGTGTTCACACCCAGTTTTCCGGCTACGTTGTCCATCAGCTGTCCCAGGGCACTGTGTTTTTCTTCAACCTTTCCCAGGCTGCTAACGGTTTCCTTAATGGCCTTGTTGTATTCCGCGTTGACCTGCTTTTGGGCGTTCAGTTTTTCCCGTAAATCCTGCATGGCCTTGGCCTGTTCGGCAGTGGCGTTCGTTCCGGATTGCGTTGCCTTTTCCAGGTCCCGCAGTTCCTTTTGCATGGCGGCGGCGGCCTGGGTGCCCTCAGCCAGGGCGCTGTTCAAGCGCTTTAACCCTTCGTCGTTTGTAAAGGTTTCAAGATTGATTTTTGCGTCGGCCATTTCCCCACCTCCTACAGGTCAATGTGTTCTTTCAAGTAATTCAAAAGATAATCAGTAAAATATTGTTCAATCGCTTGCGCGTTCTTTTCAAAATAATTCCCGTGTGGTGCATATTCAGGGCCTTTCATTCCTTGCCGCGGTCCTCTCTTGCGGATTGCCCGGCCATATGCCCCCGTGTTGTACCAACGGGCAAAATAATTTGCGTAAACCGTGGCGTTAACCACGCCTACGTTTTCAACTGTAAATTTTCCCTTTTGTATATATTTCGATATTTCCATCCCGCCGAACCCTGTCTGGGGATGGGTACGCCGGATATAGTCGCAGGTCGCGTTTTGCGCTTCCCGGGCGGCTTTAACGACGTCCGCGGTAAACCCTGCATCGGTATATTTTTGTATCCTTGCTTGTAGCTCTGCAATGGTTTCCACGTTCTCACCTCATAATAATAAAGAAGGGCCGCGGTGGCGGCCCTGTTCAGTTATTCACCAGCGGTAAACCCGGTTTTCATTTCCGGCTTCCCGGTCCCGGTAGCCTTCATGCTGTATTCCACCAGGTCTTCGGCGGCACTGGTTTCTTCGAAACTCGTTACTACGGCGGTAAACTGCATGAAATCCTTGCTGTCTACGTCTACATAGGCAAACTGCAACGCGTTTTTGTCGGTGCATTTATCGTCATAGACGAAAGATTTCAGGACGTTCTGCCCCACATCGCCCGCGATTGCCACCAGTTTAGAAGAAATTTCAAAACTTTTACCGGTCGGGGCCGCGATGGACCAGCCGCCGCTGTCTTTGGTGGTCTTGCTTTGGGTGTTAACCGTCGGACTCATGGTAAAATCTTCGGCCCCGCCAATAAGGGTCCATTTCGGGGAGTCGGCGGTGGCGCCGGTCCCGTAGTTTACATATAACAGGCGTTTCTTGCCGGAAATCCCGGCCGCGCCGTCAAATTGCGGCAAATTTTCCGCAGTAATTGTCACGCTCATTTAAATTAGTCCTCCTTTAACTGTCCTACACGAATTTTTAAATTAATGCTGCCGTTTTGCCACTCCCCGGCGTCGCCTACGATCGGTAAGCTGATAGATACAGCACCGATGGTCAGGTCCACCAGGGTAAAACCGTCGTCGTTTAAGCTCTTGTTTAACGCCGCGCGCCCTTCCGGACTTGCCAGGAGGCAAAACGTAGCTTCCAACTTTTGTGCAACGTCTTTTCTCCCGCGATAATTGCTGTAAATTTGCAGATTAATGGTCATGGTCCACACGGGGCCCGTCTTGGTGTCCCGTGCGTCCATGTCGGCCGCGCCCAAAATCCCATAGGCAAATTCAGCCTGGCTCCGAAAATAATCTTCGATTTCCGAAATCGGCACCGCGCTGTCAAACCATTCCAGTCCTTGCCCGTTTAACGTGGCATATAGGGCTTTGCTGATAGCGGTAAACGGTAATTTGTACGTCATAACTTACCGCCTCCCGTAATGGCCGTTGCCGTGATCTGCACATAGGGCGGGCGGCTTTCGTCGATCAACAAAACATCGTTGATTTTATACGCCTTCCCGCCCCACTCCAGGCGCCAGGTGCTGTCTAGGTCCGGGCACGTTTTGCGGGTGTCCCGCACCAAAAAATAACGGGTGTCAACGGTCACATAATCGCCGATGATCTGCTGTTTGCTTTGGCTCTTGACGGTTACAAGCGCCCGTAGCTTTAAAAAATCCGTATAAGTCGTTGCGCTGACGCCGCCCAGGGCGTCCCGTTTAGGGACGCTAGGCTTCATCAGCTTCACAGTTTCCGTAAATCGGCCCGGATTTCGCCGGAACATTTTATGCTCCGGCCTTGCTCAGGACAGTAAAGCATTTGCCGTAGGTATTCAGGTCGGTAAAGCGGGCGACGGCGCGAACGATGGTGCTGTTGGTCCGGAAACCGGCTTCGGTGCTGGACTGTACTTCCAGAGCGGGGTACGCGATGTGGTACAGTGCTCTATAGTCACCAATGACGGCCGTATTATCAGCCAGGGCGGCACCTTCTACAACGTGGATAGGACGGCTTTCAATCTGCCGTACGGTTTCATTGTTTGCATCACGTGCCAGCAGGTAACGGCCCTGGGTGTCTTTGGCGAGGGCCATTGCGGCGAACGTGTTCTGGTTGACGACAACGGACGCGTTGGCCCCGGCGTCCAGCGGGCAGGTAATGATGGCCTTTTTGATGGCGTCGATGGCGGCAACGGTCCCGAAATCGGCGACGGTGTTTTTCTTCACGTCGGACGGGGCAACGGCCTGGGTCAGAATGTCTTTGTTTACATCGTTAATGTAAATCCGGTTAAACAGGGTGGTAATCAGCGCCACAATATCGGTGGCGCTGTCTCGAATCAGCTCGTTGGACACGGGAATGAGTGCGCCTTTGCTAGCCAGGGTAAATGCCAGCTGGGTAAATGCGGCCTTGCCCTCTTTAATGCTGTTATTTTCGTCAAAGGCTTCCAGTGTCACGCCTGCCTGGTTGGCATAATCAATGACGGGGATTTTGCCGGAACGGGTCCCAACGGTAACACCGGTTACGATGGACCGCAGGTCGACGCCCTGACGGTCATTTTCCACGACGGGCAGCAGGATTTCGGGAATCAGGAACCCGCCGTCAGCAGACACGGCCCCATTTTGCCCGGTGGCCGCTGCCTGGAACGCTGCTTTCATGGTGGCGTCCAGGGCGTTCATTTTTTCGCGATCACCGCGCAAGAAATCTTTCAGGGCTGCGTTAATCATTCCTCTAGTTACTTTTTCCATAATCGGTTTCTTTCCTTTCTCCGCGATCTCCGCGGTAACGGCGTTTTTATATTCGTCCAGTGCGGCCTGCAGGCGCTGCTGTTCTTCGGCGCTCACCGGCTCCTGGTTTTCAACCTTCTTTTTCAGGCTGGCCCTGATTGCGGCCAGCTCCCTTTTTAACTCCAGGGAGTGTAACATTAAATATTTTCCTCCATTTCTCAGCCAGGGCGGGGTCCATTTTCCCCGGCGCTTTATTCTTCCGCCTGTAGGCGGTCAATTGCTCATAGGTGGGAGCGTGTTTTCCTAGCATTGACTGATACACGGGCAGGGATACGCGTCTGATTAGTAAATCTTCCTCCCGATCTACCCTCCGCATGTACCCCTCAAACAGGGCGTCCAGCTCCCCAACCGTCAGCCGCTCAAATTCCCACGGCTTTAGGTTCAGTTCCCCAAAAGCGATTTTTTCCAGTTCCGTTGCAAGTTCTGTAACAGATTCATAGGATTTTATTTTTTGGTCCCCTGGGGCAGGTTTTTTGGGACCTTCCCAAACGTCCCGGACTTCATCAGCGCGGGCACCAACACCTTCATGTACAGGTCCTGCGCGCTCATTTCAGCCAGGGCCGCGCCCCAGATTTCGTCAAACGTTTCCGCCGATGTGTTTTCGGGCATCCCGCCGCCGATAAGTCCCCATTTTAGCATGATGTAAAAATTCGTCAGGCTGGCCACGGCTACGGCCTTAAACAAGCTGTTTCCGGGCAGTTCCTGTTCGGCTCCCATGACGGCTTTCAACGGATAACACACAGCGTACTCTTTGCCGCCCGCTTTAAATTTTACGGTTTTATCAATCGTTGCCATTTTCTCCTCCTTCATTACCCTGTTCGTCGCCCGGGCTGTCCCCCAGGGCACCAGTGCCGCCCCGTTGGGTCAACATATCAGCCTCCGGGCTGTCCAACCGCGGATATTTCAGACTGGCCCGGGCTTCGTTCGGCGTCAAAATCCCGGCGCCGGTGTAGCTGCACAAGACGGACGCCTTGCTTTGGGCATCCAGGGTGTCAAAAACATCATTCACGGTTCCAAACCTCAGCCCGGCGTTCCGCTGCCGTTCGGACAGCAGCTTGACGGATAATTCCGCGGCGTATTGCTCTAAAATCGGGGCAATGGTTTGGGAAAAGAACTGCATCATTTGAGACGCGGAAAACGTTGCCGTGCCGGTGCCGCCCATCCGGTTTAACATGGCCAGCGGGATACCAAACAGGGCGGAAATGTCTTCCGCTTTGGATTCCTTAACGAGCTGGTAATAATTTCCCACGTCGTTTGTGATGTTGCTTGCTTCCATTCCGGCAGGCAGCGGCAAAATGGTGGCATTGCTGTTGGACAGCAGCTCCTTGATCTGTGCTTGCAGCTCTTTCTGTTTCGTCTTGCTCAAGTCGGACGTATACGTCAAGACGATAGTCCCGGAAAAACCGTTGGAAATCGTGCTCCTAATGGCGCCCTCCACTTCCGCGTTCGCCGCTAGGGTGTCGCGCAATACGACGCCCGCCGGGCGGCCTAAAATTCCGTTGGTGGAAAATGCCCGGAAATGTAATATTTCCTCCGGCAGGATGGTATACGTTTCCCCGTTCCGCGGGTCGGTATACCGGTAAACCAGCTTTCTCTGCCCATCCAGGATATTGGCATCATCCCACACTACCTGCATACTCCCGGCGTCCAGGGGCACCAGGGCGGCCAGTGCCGTTGTACGGTCACAGTTGATATACGCAAACGCATTGCCATATAAAAGCCGTTGTTTTTCCATGTATTCCCAAAACGTATACGCATTAATTCCAGGATATGGCTGATAATTCAGGACGTTTGCACTTCCCGGCACGGCAGCAGGTTCCGCGGTGGAATCAGGACGGTAAACCGTCCACCGGAACTGGGCCAGGTTTTGTGCCAGGATTTTAACGCACGTTGCAAAAATCACATCCGCGTTCGGGCTGATGTTAAACGCGCGGCCGTATCCCACCGGTGCCAGGTTCTGGTACTGTTTTGCCGGGGGATACCCGCGGATATAGGCTTTTATTTTTTCAAACATTTAGCCCTCCAGTTCCCGGTCAACGTCCGCAAAAAGCGCCTTCAGGGCGGGTGGGACAACGTACGCCTGCGGCTTTTTATCATCCTCGCCGGAATCCGGATCCGGCTTCTTTTCGCCGTCCTCATTATCACCCTGTTCATGGTTTTCCGGTTCGCCTTCATCAGGTTCCGCGGGTTCATCGTCGCCGCCCCCTTCCGGTTCGTCGTCTTTGTTTTCTTCGGCTTTTGCCCTAGATTTAATAACCAGGCCGCACAAGCTCCCGACGGCGGCCAGGGAACCTTCGGGGCGCTCCACCTTTTTAACTACCACGTTGTCAAAATATTCCGCGGCTTCGTCGGCTGTCATCCAAAAATCCCCGGCGTCCATGGCCGCGCTCACCTTATCAATGTCCCGGCAATGGGCGGACAGGATGTTCCGCTGGATGGCGTCAATCCGCTTCATCGCTTCCACGGCGTTCTGTAGCTCTTCCTTGTTTCCGTCGGCAACAGTCCAGCAGTTGTGCAGCATCACAACGCTGTTTTCATCCACCACCACTTCGTCGCAAGCCAGGGCGATGATGGCGGCAATGCTAGCAGCCATGACATGGACGTTCGCCGTTGCCTTGTGCTCACTGTTTTGGATGGCGTTTACAATGGTCAAGCCAGCAAATACATCGCCGCCCGGGCTGTTAATGTCCAGGCTGTAATCTTCCGCGGCCCCCTGGATACTAGCGACAAGCTCATCCGTTTCAAGACAATCATAAACCGGCCCGATTAAAGCAATATTTTCCATTCCCTCATTCCTTTCTATAAAGCTGCAATTGGGTAATCATGGCACGGGCGCGGGGGTCCATCCCGGCGCCGCCCTCAGCCCATCCGCCTTCCCGGTTGTCGTAGGCATCCGGCAGCCAAAAATCCAGCACCCAGGCGTCGGCCTTTGTCTTAAAACTTTCGTTGCTGTCATAAATTTCCTGGAAGTCGTCCACGGCGTCCCCCAGGTAGCCGTACCCGGCGACAATTTCCCGGTTTAAAATCCGGTCGTCGTCGTCCCCGACGATATTCAAGTATTCTTTCACTTCGTCTAGTGTGACCATTTAATCACCCCTTACTAATTCCAACCAATCGTCCACGGCTTCGTTGCCGTCAACGTCGCCCCGGTTCCAGTCGATATACGGTGCGATAAACCCTGTTAACATTGCGTCCACCGGGTCAATGCGCACGTTGCTGTCAGCTCGTAGGCTGATTTTTTCCAGGCTATAATAGCCCGTCGGATTCTTGACCATTACGGCGTTCATCATAGCTTTTTCCAGTATGTCCTCGTTCCCGGCGCTGTAGATAATGGATTTGTCTTTCCAGAGTCCGGACAAAATTTCGATGTACTGGCTCAACGCCTTGGGGCTTTGATTTTGCAAAATGAAGGTGTCGCACATTTCGGCCAGGTGCTCTTGTATGCCAGCAATCCCGTAGGGGTCGGCGGCAATGGTCACATAATGCAGGCCGTATTTATCCATCGTAGCCTGGATATATTCCAGGACCTGCCCGGCGTCGATGTTTTCGCCGCCCCCGCCGGTACATAAAAATAATTCCTTGTCCACATAATCCCGGTAGGGAAATTTATCGGCGTCCACGTGCATCTGCAATTTATTTTTAGGCATCCAGCTAACGACGTGGCAAAACATCCGCGGGGTTCCTTTCAGACTCCCGGCTTTTAAAATTTTCCCATTCTGTTCCTTGACGACGGCCCCGAACCAGACGGATGTTAAATCCAGGGTGTGAGACAGATCAATCCCTAAATACCAATCTTTATAGCCCTTGCCCACAACATCGGCAAAACCAACGGGCGCGCCGCAGGCTTTCATCTGCTCGAATGTGCATAAGCCGCGGTCCTCCGCGGAATACCATACGTTACATTGCTTTGTGGCGAATGATTGCAGCTCAAACCCTTTAACCTCGTTCGCTGCCCGCGCCTTTGCCGTGTAGGATTTTTTGATATAGTCTTTCACGGTGTATCCGTCCTGCTGAAAAAGCAGGATCGGATTTGCCTTTCCCCACACCTTGATAGAGGCAAAATCTTTTTTCGCTATATCCTCTTTATCCGGTTCGCACAAAAACAGGAAATTTTCGTCCGGCAGGGTTCCCTCGAACAGGTTCTTTTCTAAGCTCAACCATTTTTTATGGTTCGTCCCGCCGATTTCAAACTGCGCCGTGCTCATGGTCACAAGTAACTTGTCTTTATAATGCCCTTGCCCATCTTGGATGGTTTTGGTGATGATTTCGTCGCACAACATTTCTTCATCAATGACGGCCACACGGTTCGTAAATCCGTCCAGGGATTTCTTGGCACCGCTGCCCGTCCGGAACATGTCCAACTTGTTGTTAGTAATCCGGCTTTTGGCCCAGCAGGCCGTCCGGTTTACGTTAGTGTATGTTTCCGCCAGGTATGGGTCATTGTCGATAAATTTTACAAATTCATCGAAACAGATTTCCGCGTTTTGCCCCTTGCAGCTGGCCAGGATGATGTTCTCATTCCGGTATTTGCTCATGGTCATTAAATAATGCAGTACACCGGACAATAAAAACGACTTCCCATTACGCCGGGCAACGTAAATATTGGCTGTATTCACCAGGTACCCGCCGTCCGGGCGACGCAAACCGAAAATTCCGCACATGATAAATTTTTGTGCCGGATATAACTCCAGGTGCTTTGCTTTGCCGTCCTGGTCCACGTAAATCAGCAGATTCAGGAATTTAAACATCGTTGCCATTTCATCAGCGGCGAAACGGTATTTTTTCGCGAGGTTTAAAAAACGGGTGAAGCATAACAGCTCTGCCCGCCCCAGCAGTCCCTTTTTATCCCGTTCAACTAACGCCCAGTAATAGTCGCCTATGTAGTTTTTGAGTTCCGCGGGGACCTTTGCGGCCCGCAGTTCCTTTTCATACATTCAACCACCACCAAACCGTTTCCTAAATTCCATAATTCCCGCCTGGATTCTCTCCAGGGCTGCTTCCTTGTCCCTTTTATACATGGCGTGGATTTCCGCGTGGCTCTCAATGCTTACCGTAATCAGATTGTCCAGGCTGTAGGCCAGTTCCGGCGCTTCGTCCCTCTCTATGATATGATGGACCACGGGCCGCGCGGGGCGGGAGTAAATCCCGATCCCCATCATCCATATATCGTATCCCATGTATTTAATGAGCACATTTTTACGGCACTTCTCCCATTTCCGGCTGCCGTACATCTTCCGTGCTTCGTTTTCCTGCATCCGCTCGTTTTGATATTTTCGCGTACAGGTGGGGCAGCGTTTTCCTTCGTATAGCTGATGGCACGTTGGGCAGCGTTTCTTAATCGCTCCCATTTTTTCTAGCATCCTCAAGCAATTCAAAGTATGGGTTTTTGTCGGCTTTCAGTTCTTCCTTGATGGAATCAAATTTCAAGGTTTTGTATAACGCAATGGCGATTTTATTAAATTCCTTATACAGTCCAATCAGCGTTGCCAGTTCTTCAGGCTTCTTAATACCCAGCCCGTCCTGGATTTCCTTTGATACCTCATTGCTCATAATGGTAAACCGGCAATATTGCAGTATCAGGTCCTTATTAACGTCGTTTATACTGTCGCATTTATTTTTTAAACTGTATATAAATTGATAAAGATTATTGATTTCTCTTGTCCTGCTCGCTTTAGCCATTTACGTTAACCACCTTGAGAAAAAATGGAAACCTACCGCCGAATTGCAAATTTTGTGCCAACTTTTTCAAACCATACCCCCTATTGTGTGAAATATTTGCGAACAATTTGTGCAATAAAAATACCGTGCCAACTTAATGACACGGTATTTTTACGGAAGTCTCTGCTGTCAGCACAAGAGGGGAAATCTCTATGGCTGAAAACCATATGAAAGGATAAACCTACATAATATATTTTATCACCTTTGTGGTCGCCAGTCTACCAACGCTTTGCAGAGTGCATCCTTTGCCGCTGCATAATCACGCCGCAATGTTGTGTATGGTGTCTTTGTTGTTTTGGATATGGTAAGCAGGGGCACCCCATACATACCGTGTGTATATAACAGATAACGATAATGATTATTTTCAACCCGTTTAACATATCCTTGCATGACTAAGAGGTCATACTTTAATGCTTTAATGCGCTGTGTATTATCCTCCAGCCTTGCCACATCATCAGCCATATCATGAGCGGCTCCGCCTTGTACATAGTCACGACTGGGGTCTACGGCCGACGGGGAAGATATTGCCAGGATAAATTCCTCGCGCTCTCCCTCCAGCTTAATCAGGCGTTTCACGATACTGGCCGCGGCCTCCAGGAATCTGTCAGCCGCGTTCATTGGCTTCCACCAGATCAGCAAGTTCTTCCAGGCATTTAATGGCCTTCCGAATATCCTTGCTACCGCCCTTCTTGGGATAGCGGTAAAGATATTTTACGTTGTCGTAAATGTACGGTGCTTCTTCTGCGCTGCTTCCCCATGCCATAACGCGTTGGATTTCCCGGCACTCGATACCGTCCCTCCAGGTGTACCGATCTGCTGCATCGTTTCCAGTGCTGTCAGCCTTGCCAGCTGGTGCCCGCTTGGCTTCCTCAACGATGGGGCACTCGTCCAGGATGGACAACGGCGTGCCGCAGGTGCTGATTGCATGGCAACGGGGATCTACGCGTTTTTTATCCTCCCCGATTTTAAACGTACAATACTCACAGGTGTTGCAAATTTTTACGTCCATTGAACATCCTCCTCATTAAGAAATTCCTGTAACACTCGCGGCCGCAGAAATAAATCCTTTTCCCGCGCCGGTCTTTCGTCCACCATTTCCAGTCCGGTGTGCAGCGGAAAACGCCGCCGCACTCACCGCACGCCCGGAATACATCAGGTCTTACACACATAATGCCTCCGCCCCAATCTGTCCTCGGTCAGCCTCTTGCAATGGTCGCTACAAAACCAATAACGCTTATGCTTGTAGTAAAACGTGTATGGATATTTGCCCACCAAGGGGATAATAAACTTCTTGCCGCATTTATCGCAAACATGGCGCCTGGCCTCAATGCTCCCTGATCTCGTTGTCCCCATCAGATGGCGCACCCCCAATCCGTGATGCTAGCCAGTCCCATGATGGCAACGGCTGCCGTTGCCATGATAAAGATAGTCAGCCCAATCAAGGCCGCTTCCGCTCTCCACTCATGCACTTTAACCACCTACCTTTGCCAGATAAAATAACTCATCGGTCAGCGGTTTTGCGTATTTTTTAAACATTTTCAGGCTCTCCTGGTAAACGTCTTGACGCTCGCAGGGTACGATACGGAGGCCGAACTTATCGTCATTTGCCAGCTTTGCCCCGCAATCGCGGGCGGTAAACAGCGCTTCAAAAAGCTCCCGGCAATCGCTGGCAAATGTCAGCAGCTTTAACCACAAGTCCGAATCATCCGGCAGCCGCTCCGCCGCCGGGTCCATGACCACCAGCCCCATACCATCAAAAATAGCATCGTTGACCATTTTTAACGCATCCTCTACGCTGTAGGCAACACAGGCAAGGGCGCCGGACGATTTGGCCATATGGATAAACCGAAGCTGATCTTCCGTCGGTTTGTTCGGCTTTACTTTAACCTCGACAAAAAACATCCGGCCCGTTGTGGGTAAAAATCCGGACAGGTCCGGGCGGCCTTTAGGCGCGCCGGTGGAAAACCACCGACCGTCCTTGGTTTGCACCTTTCCAACGTTGATGCGCTCAACGTAGCATCCTCGCTCGGATAAAGCAATCTCGATTTCGTGCATTAAATCCGTTTCGGTCATTTCCGGTCCTCCCTGAAAAGCAAAATCAAAATCAAGACGTTGGTAATCGCGTTAAGCAGCCACGCCGCGCCTAGGTCTGTCATTTAGTCGTCCTCCTCATCCCAGCTGATTACGATACGGATACCATGCTGAAGTGTAGCGCTGCCTGGTGAACAAATTCCACAGCCCGCAACCGTTAAAACGTCACAATCTCCGTAGTCACGCATCAAGTGATACGGGAAATCGGCAACGTACCCGCTATGAATCGTATAATCTCCCTCATTGGGAACACGCTGATCAAGGGTGATTAAGCCGTCGCCCAAAACGTCGTAAAGTTCATGTAGTGTCATGCTTTCCTCCTTCTAAACCATCCTTCGCTAAATTTCCTGGCCACACCCCGATATTTCGGGGGCAACTCTAGCCCCATTTCCGCGGCCTTGTGCAAGCTCCAGCCGAACTTGTACCCTTTGGCCTTGCGAAAAATTTCCAGCTCAGCAAACGTCTTGCATCGCTTGTAGTCTCCATACGGAGATTCTTTGATTTCTTCCAATGTCAGGCCGTCCACCGTTTCCTGCCCTCGCTCTTTGTCCACGCCGCCGCTGTCCTTTGCGGCTTTAAATTCGTAGCCGCAATACGGGCACGTGGGTGCCGGTTTAAAAACATGGAAACATACCGGGCACTGCGTAACGCTGGTTTCTGCTTGCTTCTTCCGTTTTTTAGGCTTTAAACTCCATTCCCGGTCATCATCCGGAAACCCGTGCCTGGTGTAATTCCCCACATGGTCCAGGATGATTGCCTCCTTGCCAGGGTTGCCAGGGTCCGTCCTCATGGGCCGCATGGCCTGCTGGATGTACAGCGTCAGGGATTTTGTAGGTCGCAGTAGACACACGGCCTCGCAATCCGGCACATCAAAACCCTCCCCGAACAGGTCCACGTTGCACAGCACCAGGACGTGCCCGGCCCGGAAATCCTCAACGATCTTTTGCCGCAACGCCGTGGGCGTCTGTCCGTCCAGGTGTTCCGCGGGGATTCCGGCGGCTTGGAAAGCGGCCGCCGTCCCCTTGCTGGATTTAATACTGGCGCAGTATACGATGGTTTTTTTACCGTCCGCGTAATGCTTCCAGTTTTTTACGGTATCACCAAAAATCGCGCCTTTTTCCATCAGTTCCGCCACTTCTTCCGGGGCGTAATCCCCGTTGCGGGTGTGCAGCCCTTTGGGGTCTGCTAGCGGCGCGGAATACAGATGATAGGGTGCCAGGTAATGGTTTTCAATCAGCCATTTTGTAGATACCGACGTTATGAGCTGTTGGAATACCTTGCCCAGGCCGCCCTCTCCCATCCGTTGGGGTGTTGCCGTAAATCCCACTACCAGGGCTTTGGGAAAATACTCAATGATTTTCTGGTAGGTCCTGGACAGAATGTGGTGGCAATTATGCACCGCAACCCCATTAGCGAAATAAGTGTGGTTGCCCTCCACTTCTAGATTGTAGACATAACCGTTTCCACACACCTTTTTAAATCTTTCAAGACTTGATCGTTTGTAAATCTCAGCACTTTCCACCCGTGCGATTTCAAATAATTGGTTTTCTTTGCGTCCGCCGTCTTCACCCGCAGCGCCCCATGAGAACCTCCGTCCACTTCGATTGCGATCTTTTGTTCCCTGTTGGCTATGTCTACCTTGTAACAGGGCGGATACCCCAGATTGCGCATTTTTGTTACAACGACCACCTCCGTTGGCCATCCCAAAGCTTTGCCCAGTAGTTTCTGTGGAATGGTATCCCCGGTTCCATTTCCGCCGTGTATACAGGGTTTGTGGCCTATCCGCTTTAATGTTTTCTGCATCTTCTCTTTTGCTGCCAGATTCTTCATTGGGTTGTGAAGTTTCATCCTTTCTGAAGCCGTCTTCCGGTTTCGCTCTGCCATTTCTTTTCTGTAGCAGCGAATGCACCGACGGGCTTTCTCCGGCGAACTTTTCATGGGTCCCCCGCATTTTGGGCATACATACATATACGCAATCCCCTTTCTTTAGTGCTCCCGCTTCTTTCCATATTCCAGGAACCACGAAAAACGGGTGATTCGGTGTACAAACCGTCTTTTTTCCATTGATAATTAAACGAACCAGGGCGTTCCCTATTGGGTTCTTGAACACCTTCGTTACTCTCTTGGGCTTTATCCTTCTTGTTTTTTCATCGAACGACCTTACGCAGTCGCCCGGTCTGATGTTTTCAATCGGCACGCCGTCAACCAGGGTGCCAGCAACAAAGCATTCGTCCACAATAATCAGCACGGGCGGCGCCAGGCTGCGTAAACGTCGGCTGGCCGTCTGCACCATCATCACGCTGCACAGGTCAGGGTCCACGCCTTGCCGGTGCATGGTCCGTTTGATCTGTTCCACCAGCTCCCGCCGATGGACCAAAAACAGTACCCGCGCCCCGTTGTCCGTGGACGCTTTGGCAATGGTGGCAATGATAACGGATTTACCGCCGCCACATCCCAGGACGGCGCACACGCGTTGATTGCCGCGGTTGATTGCCGTCCGGATGTTGTTTACCAGGTCCCTTTGATACAGCCGTAGTTCCATCTGTTAGCCTTCTTCCTTCTTGTCCTCCTGCCGTTCTTCCAGGCGCTTCTTTGCCCACTCTGCAAACGCTTCCAGGTCTTTCTTGGCCTGATACCGCCGGTAAATTCTCCGGCCTTCCTCTACGGCAAAAATGGCCAGGTCGATTGTGGCAAAAATTACCAACGCTTTATAGATAATATCCATTGTCTATTCCTCCCATTCCGGAACCTGTTCCGCTGCCGTTTCCGGGAAATCCGTTCGGCCGGTGCTCCCGAAGCCTCCGTTGCCCCGTTCGGTCGGCGTCAGTTCGTCCACCTGCTGCAATTCCACCGACACATTAAACAGCAGCTGCGCGATACGGTCGCCGTGATAGATTGCGTCCTCCTGCTTCCAACTTGGGACGTCGTAGTCCGGGTCTATCTCACGATAAAGCATACAAACCTCGCCGCGATAATCGCTGTCAATCAAACCCATACCGATGGGACAAACCAGCATTGTTTTTACTCCCATGCTGGACCTGGCAAGGATAAACGCGTGGACTCCCTCCGGCATTTCCAGGGCAAACCCCAACGGCGTTTTAGTCGTGATGCCGTTAATGCCAGGGATGTAATGCAGCTTGCGGTCAGCATCGTAATACTGGTCCTCCCCCGTCCCATCAATCCGTGCGTAGCAGTCATAAGCCGCCGCGCCTTTGGTTTTCTTCTCCGGCATGTGCCCGCCCTGGAAAACCTTGATTTTTACCACCGGTAACTTAGTTGTTTTTCTCATTTTCATGTTCCTTTCTTAACTCGTACCGCGCCCGGACCAATTTCCGGCGCTGCTTACGCATCTCTGCAATGAGCGTGTCGTAATTTTTAATGCAGATTTCCGCCACGGATTCTGCCTGTTCCGGTAACGCGTCCAGAACATTTAAGTTCAGTTTCATCAGATTGGCAAAACAGTTAATGGATTTCCGCATATCAACCCATGCCCCGCGAATATTAATTATCGCTGTTTCCTTGCTCATTTTTTAACTCCTGTTCTATAGCACCCAGCAAGCGATACCGCGCCAATCGTAAACGATCAATGGCATTAGCAATTTCATCTTCTGCATCAAAAAGCCGTTGCACAGGGTCATTTAATCTCAGGTTGTACCCGTGCCGGTATTTTAGTTTCCAATTCAGCCCACGCGCGATTTTTTGCGCATAGTGTATGGCAGTTTTGGCGTGGCATAAAGCCTTTTGGTCAATCATCCCCGCGCCTCCCTTTCCTTGTGCAGCGTCCGGGTCAACGCCAGGATAATCTTGTTGTCCTGGCGTTGACCCCAGCTTGTGGTTTTCAAACTCCAGCTCCTCGATACGGTCCTGCAACGCTTCGTTTTGCTGTTCCAGGTCGTCGATACGTTCTTCGTCCGCGTCCAGCATTTCGCGCATCTCGTCCACTTTTTACACCAACTTTCTTGTTTCTCCCAAAATTCTACCATTTTGCACCCCCTCACGGTAGAACCGCAAACCCGCATCCTGCCTAGCTCTATGGCACTTTTCTACCGTTCTACCCTTTTTTCGTAGAGGGGGTAGCGTAATATATAAATATATCCGGGATTGCCTTTACTTCCGGAAAAACGGAATTTCCCTATATATCTATATATATATGGTAGAAATGGTAGAATGGTAGAAATAGTATTATAATATAGGCGTGGTGCGGGTTTCCGGGTTTTGAAATTTCTACCCTTGTTCTACCATTTCTACCCTTTCAGAATTTTCACGCAACTACTTGCCAGTCACCAAAACCACGTACGACGATTTAACGCCGCAAATTGATTTAGTCCATAGCACCCTCCCGTCTGGCCTTGCAACGATTTTCCCCGTTGCTGCCCATTTTTTCTTAACCGCGGTAAAATTAAATCCTTCGTCGGCCATAAAACGCATTAGCACGGATCTGTTAATACTCACCTCGTTTCCAGTCCGTCCACCCCAGATACGGCCGTCGCAGTCCCGGTGTTCCGCATCGTCCTCGTGGGCAACGTAAAATTTGTCCGCATTTTCGGCGATCCAGTCAATCACCGCGCTATAGGCACGCTCTGAAATATCAACCTGCTTTTTACTCAAGAGGAACGGAGCAACGTCTTTAACCGTCAGCCCAGGGATTTCCGAATTTAAAAAGTAAATCCGGAAAATATCATCTGCTACCATCAGCAGCGCCATGGTCATTGCCTGTTTGTCCGTCGTTCCGGTTTTCATCAGCTCCTGGAACGTCATGTCGTAGGCAGCGCGGACGTCAACCCGCAGGGCTTTCTTGATGTATTCCGGGCCTAACGTCCCGTAATGCTCATTGATTGCCCGTACAACCTGGTTACCATGCTCAACCACCGGCCCGTCGCATTCGATCTCAATCACGCGGTTTTTTACGCCGCCACCGGAATTTTCGCCGGTCACGGGTTCTTCACCGGTAAAAATAAATCCAGTGTTCCAGGTTTCCGGCTTCTCCACCCGCCGGTCGGCGGTCATGCGCGCCCGGCCCGTTTTTTCCGTGATACGGTATAACAGGCGGTCATAGCCGTTAAAACGGTCTTTGATGGTCTGTAGTTCGTCGCCGAAAAACGGGATGTTTCGCAACGTGGACGCAATGCCTACTAGGGCGTTGTCCGTCATGTTCATGGTCCGGACCATCGCGCCGAATTGCGGGTTTCCCCACACGCTGGCTGCCACCATGATACCAACCGTTTTTCCGCTGCCGGTGCCGCCCCATAGATGAAATACGTAGGGAAGCCCTTTGATGATTTCCAGCAGGGGCGCGGCCAGGCTCGCGGCAACGGTCAAACGCAGGTAAATGTTGTCCATCAACGGTCGCACGATCTTGAGCCATTCGTCCAGTGTGCCCTTCTGTGTGATTGCATTAACCAGGGCATCGCCGGTCGGTCCGGCGTCGATGATCAGTCCGTCCATATACGGGGCAAAACCGCCGTCCTCAGTCCAGCCGAAATGGTCGATAAACGTCTCTCGTGGCATATCCGCCGGGTTTTCTGTTACACACTCGCTGATATATTTAACCAGATACTGTGCGTTGTCCGTCGTGACCTCCAGGCCATTATTTGCCAGGTTGACGATACGGTTTTTATTGGCCACATCTGACCTGTCGGCCGTGACGCTGGACCACTTCCCGGCCTTATAAAAATCAAGACGGATACGCTCCTCGCCCGTTTCCGCGTTTACCAAAATGCCCGTAGGCAGCGTGGGGATTCTGGAGGCCCACTGATAGGTAAAATCTCCGTTGTTGCCCTTTGCGGTCATGCGCCGGATACCTTCATCATCCGCGATCCAGTCACCACACCGCAACGCCAACGGTTGTCCGGTAAAATTGGTAACGTTTTCGTTTCCCTTGCGCTCCTGTGCCAGCTTGATTCTGGCCGCTTGCAGGTTTTTGCAAAACTCACGCTTGATGGATAGATCGGACGCCCGGAACGTGGCCAGGCTCTCCGCCCGCTGCTGCTGCACCGGGTCGTCAATCTGAATCAGTTTTAAAAGGAAATCCTCAGAAATCAGGTCCGCACGATCCAGGCTTTGGAAATAGTCCTCGGAAAACTCCACCGTTGGGAATTTATACCCGCGGATTTTTTCCGGGTCGCCCCCGCGTTCCAGGTAATCGGCAACGTCGCCTTTCACCGGGCACTCCGGCCAGATTTCCGGCAACGGCAGGACCTTTGCCCCGCGCGCTTCCCACGCTTTGCCATACTCAGCCCCCGGCCCGTCGTTGTCCGGGATAACAACCTTCCTGGCAAATTTCTCGACGGCCTTACGGTCCATTTCTGATAAATTCGGACTTTCTGCCCCTGTGTTGGTGCTGGTGGCAAGGAATCCAGCGTTGGTCATTGCATCGGCGCATTTCTCGCCCTCCACAATGTACAGAGTTTCGGTTTTCTTTGCCGCCGTCAGCCTGTCCAGATTGTACAGGTTATTGCAGGGTTTTGGCTTTTTATAAACAACCGTTCCGTCCGGCCCGGTATATAAAAAACTAAAATTTTTATGCCCATCCGCGAATTTTTCCCGGATTTTGCAATATGCTTCTTTTCCGTCCGGGTCCCGGTAGGTGTAAACAATACGTTCCACCCGCCGCCCGTGGTCCTTTGGCTTTGACGGCACAATGGGTGCAGGCGGTTCCCCGCCCACATCCAGGGCCTTTAACACCGCCGGGAGGGACGCGTGGCATTTATGACAAAATGCCAGCGTTTTATCCCCGTCCCGGTTGATGTACAGATGGTCTTCGTCACCGCACACTGGGCACTGCGCAACCAGGGCGCCGCCGCGTTTATGGACGTTGTTTAATTTCCCTAGGATTTCCTCATAGCTTAAAACGGACATTCTTCAACGCCCGTCTCGACGGGGGCGGTTGTTGCCGGGATTTCAGCAGCGGAGGCGGGTGTTCTGCTGTCGTTTCCTTTCAGCTTTTTCAGGGCTGGAACCTCAAATTTCCCGGCACGAATATCAGCTGCGGGCAACGTATCAGCGATGTATTGCCGCACTTTGAGTTTACCGTCTTTATTGATGTACTCCTCTTCCCCGATCACCGCCCCGAAAATCAAGCCGTTCAGGGCAGGTGCCTGCTGCGCGTCTGGCAAACTGTTCCACCGGTCCATGGTCCAGCCGCGGTTGGATTTTTCCAATGCGATCAGGAAGTGTTTCAGCATCCCCAGGGCGGCGGGCTTGTAGCTCCGGAACAACCGCGGCAATCCCCAATTGTTTTCCGTTGCGATCTTACGATTATGCCCGGCCCATTCGCCCTCGTTGTAGTCCCATTCGATTTGGAAATACTGTTTTTCCGGTTTTTCCGTGGCGTTGATGATGGTCAGCACGTAGCCGCCAACGGGCGGGCGATTGCCCCCGTTCGTGGATTCATTCACGTTATTCCAATCAACCTTTTGCATTTTCTGGTTCTCCTTTCACTTCATCCTTAATCGGTTTCATTTCGTAATACTCGCGGATTTCCGTGTCCACCTTTTTCAGGTCGTTCTCGATCTTTTCAGGAAACAGCCCCATGGGGGACTTCGCCGGTGTGAACCCGTCGCTCTGGGTGGTAAACCAATGGTTTTTACCGTCTGTTTCGGCCAGCAGCACGATGGAAAACAGCCCCTCCACCGTCAGCTGATTGTCCAGCATCTTGCCGGACGTTTTGGCCTTGATAAACCCGTTGTCGTCTCGCTCTGTATGGTGCAGCAGGTAGACGATCACATCCGGCGGCGTCTCGCGGACAATGAAATCAATCAGGTTCCGGAAATCAACGGCGCATTGCGTAAATTTGCCGTATCCCATATCTTTCACATGGTCAAAAAGGAAAAAGGCCATAAGATACTGGGAATCCTCGATAACGTAGGTTCTCAGTTTCGGGCGCTTCAACGCGGCTTCGATTTCTTTATAACCCGCGTTGTTAAACATCGGCAGCCGTTTCCGGAACGGCAGCGGTTTACCTGCAACGTTAAAAATCCCGATTTCATCAGGTTCAAAATTTCTCAGGCTGGCGGATTTCCCGCTGCCGCTTGCCCCCAAAATTAAAACAGGCATACCCATTTAAACCACCTCACAAATAAACTTGTCCGCTTGTTCGGTCACGGTCACGCCAGGAACGATTTCCCCGTCCGCCGTGACCATATGATCCCCATCCGCCTTGCAGGTCTTTTTTAAAGCCGCCCAATCAACAGACTTTTTCACCTTTACGTATTCCGGCGCACTGGTTTCGGCAAATTCCAGCAGGGCGGTTTCGTCACGGTCGATTTTCGCCGGTACCTTCCGGAACCCAAATTTTCCGCCGGGCAAGGAAATGGTCCGTTTTTTCTTTCCGGCCAGGGCTTCCTCTGCATACCCGGCCAGCAGGGCTTCGAAATGTTCATAGTCCCGGTTGTACGGCGCAATGGTGTTTGCCAGCCATTGGTCCAGCTGCCGCTTCTTTGCCTCGTAAAACGCCCGGGCGTCCATGATCTCCATTTTTGCCTCGGAAATTTTTTCCAGGCACCAGTTCGCCTGGTCGTCGTTTTCCGGCTTCCAGTGCTCCCGATTTTCAGCCGGTACGGGGGCGGTAAAATCCAGGTAGTCAGATTCAAGCATCTTCTTTCACCTCTTTCTGTTCGCTGACTTCCTCAGCCAGGGCTTTTTTCAGGTTTTCCACGTAGGCCGTCGGCACCTCTTTCAGGTCCTCAAACCGCGTTTCGCGCGTGTGTAACAGCAGCTCAACGGCTGCACTCTTAAGGTTCATCAACTCCAACCTCCTTTAACAGCTCTTTATAATCCAGATTTAAAACCTTGCAGGCCAGATAAATAGTAGATTCAGCAGGCGCTCCGCCTGTGCTAAGCAGATACGCCCATGAGCTTGCACCTAAACCGATTTTTGTTGACAGAGTAAAATTTGCGACACATCTAGCAATCCGGACGCGCTCAAGAATTTTCGCCGCTTCCTTGCGCTGTTCTCGGGATAAGAACGGCAATCGCATGGGTGCCGTTTTAACCAGGCTGCGCATGGGCACGCCGGGCGCGATGTAGTCACGGATTTTTAAGTATTGCCACGGTTCCAGGATGGTAGCCTGGGGCAGCTTTTCCCATCGTATCAACCAGCTTGCGTCGTGGTCTGCTTGCCTGGCTACTTCCGTTGCTGTAAAACGCCTCGTTATCCTGATGTACCGCACCCAGTCCCGGAAATTGTTCGCCATTTCATTGTCCACCAGCATCACCTCCTTGCTCCAGCCATTCCAGAAAATGCTCTCGGGTGGCAAGGTATTTTTTACCAATCCGGAAAACCTTCAGCTTCCCGGATTTCATGATTTCCCTGGCCCGGTACTCGCTGCAATCCAGGGCGTTCATAATGGATTCAATATCTAGGACAGACGGCAGCACCGCGCCAAACGCTGGCCCGCGGAGCTGTGCTTCCAGGTCCTTCACCCGCTGTTCTAGGACGGCAACGCGGGCGTCAATGGTTTCCATAAAATCACCGCCTTTAATTCATGGTTTCCAGGTCGTCGTCCAGAACGGCTTCTGCCAGCTTTATAACAAAATGTGCTACTTTGTCCCTTTCCTCAGGATGTTCCTTTATCAATCGTTCGATATGGGAACCTACGGAAGCCAGCATGGTAATGGTATCCATGGCCTGGAAGACGCGGAGACCGTATTTTTCAAGCTCTTTCGGGTCGTTTTTATCAATCTTTTCCGTGTCGTCCGCGCGTCCAAGTCGCGTTGCAAAAATCAACGCTTGTTTAAATCCGGCGTCATGCAATGCGCTGGCTGTTAAATCAAGGGCTCGTATTTCCATAACTTTATTTCCCAGCTTGATTTCCCCTTCAATTTCCATTTTCCATTTCCTCTCTTTCTTTAACGGAATCCTTCACCCATCCGCTCGCGCTGGCCAGCCTTTTCAAGTCGTCCAGGGCATCCAATTCGTACCATTGCCAGGATGTTCCAGGATAAACCCGCAGGCGGGAATCTTTACGGCAATGGACACGGTACATTTCATGTCCCACCTTGTTTTTCTTTGACCAAACCAGGTAAACCGTTCCGGTCGCTTTGTCTAAAAACTGCATCAGCTTTTCTCCCTTTCATTCAGTTCGTCGCAGATTTCCCGCGCCTTTGCCCAGTCGCTTTGCCGGTATTCGCAAAATGACCACTTGGGGTCTGTTGTTAACGTTGCCCAAACTGGCAAACCGTCGATGTAGATTTTTTTCTGGACGGCCCAGGCACCGCCTAGGTTGCGTCTGACAACTCTCCACATTTCCCGGCTCATGGCTTTGCACACAGCGCACCGGCGATGATAATAAGCACCGCGATGGTCGTAGCTGCCCCCGCCATCATCCCCTTGGCAAAAGCTGGCCAGTCCATAAAATCGGCAATGGGGGCCAGTATCGGCGTTAATAGGATTTCCGGCAACGTGTAGTCTCGTTTCATATGGTTCCCTCCCTTGAGTTTTACGCAATTTCTTGAGTAACGACGGTAAAAAAATAAACCGGGATTTCAGCAACGGAAATTCTCAACAATTTACTTGCTAATAAAATTTCCGGTTGGCTCCACGCTACGGCGTTATTTAGCTTTAAAGACACCGTGCGCTGGCTCATACCCATGGCCGCGGCGAATTTTTCTTGCGTTCCAAAAATTTCCTTGATTTTCCCTTTCAGTTTTTTATAACTGAATCTCATCATCATCACCTCCTTTTACTCAATTTCTTGAGCAACTTAATAATACGACTTTTTACTCAAAAAATCAATAGATAAATTTAAATTTCTTGAACTTTTGCTCAAGAAATTGTATAATACTAAGGAAAGAAGGTGAAGGAATGAGCACTGCGGAACGATTAAAGAAAGCACTTGAAATCCGCGATATGACACAAGCAGAGTTGTCTAGATTGACCGGAATAGGTACATCTGGTATTGCTCAGTATTATCACGGAAAAGTAGTGCCTAAGCAAGACAAAATATATTTAATGGCTAAAGCGTTAAACGTAAACCCGGCCTGGTTAATGGGATTAGACGTACCCATGCAGGCGGGCCTGACGTCTGTTAATTTTAAACGCGTTCCCATGTTGGGGTATGCAGCAGCGGGCGCACCGCTGGAAGATATTAACCAGGATACGCCGTATTATGATGTGGATAATCGTTATAAAGTAGATTTTTGCATTACGGTATCCGGCGATTCTATGGTCAACGCCGGTATCAACGATGGCGACATTGTTTTTATTAAACAGCAGCCGGAAGTAGAGGTCGGGCAGATTGGCTGTTTTGAAATCGACGGCGAACGTGTATGTTTAAAACGATTTTACAAAACTGATACCGGCGTCATGCTGGTATCAGAAAACCCAAAATATGCGCCCATGGTTTTTAACTCTGATAATTGCAGGGATTTCCGCTGTTTAGGCCTTGCCGTGCTAAAACAATCTGTTATTAAGTAAAGGAGGATATTATTATGAGTAAGAAGAAAGTTGCTATTGCAGGAATTGGACTCCTAATCATTTTAGGCGTGTATACCACATCGCCGTCTGGAGGAAAATATGCTTTTGAGAACAATAAGATTACCAAAATAATGCAACTTAAAAACCAGAAACAGTTAGACGGTATAACGGCAGCGTTAAAATCAACAGAAATAGATCCGGAGAAAATAAAGGCGTGGAAAGTAACGGACAGAGCGGACCCAAACGGAAGAAAATATTATAGCTTCTCTACGGACGGGAAAGGGTACAGCTATGGATTATGGTTGAATCCAAATTCCACAGTCCATTCCGTAATGTATTCAGGTGTAACATTGTATGAAGAAGGAAAGGTGCTTGAAAAAATAACGGATAATATCCCATCCGAGAGAGAAATGCAACATATGCAAAAGCAAGTTGAAAAGGTAGTAAAAGCCAACTTGAAAGCACCTTCTACCGCAAAATTTAGCAATTTTAAGTTCAGAAAGATTCACGGCGTCGGGATCGTATCTGGCTTTGTTGACGCTCAGAATTCTTTTGGTGCTATGATCCGTACCCCTTTTAGTGCTTCGTTTGACTTTAAGCAAAACGGAACAATGACTAAAGTGGAAATTGACGGGAACGAGTTAGAAAAGGACTAACTATGGAAATCATCCATTCGCCCAATGGCACCTGGGGCTTCCGCACCGTCATTGGCCTTGATCCGGCAACGGGAAAGCGCAAGCGCGTATCCCGGTTCGGCTTCCAGCGCCGCAAAGACGCGGAGGCGGCGTTACGGGAAATCCAGGAATCGGTCAAGAAGCAGCAGTATGTACCCGGATCCGCGATTACTTTTGAAGCCTTTGCCGCCGACTGGTTAAAAATCTACAGCCAGCAGGTAAAGATCTCAACGGTCAGGATACGGGAGCATAATCTAGCCTGGTTAAATCGTTATTTTGCAAAAATCCCTTTGCAGCAGATAACCAAACGGGATTACCAGATGTTTTTACTTGACCTCAAAGACAAGTTGCAGCCCAACACGATCTGCGGCGTCCATGCAACGGCAAAAATGATTTTTAAAAAGGCCCGGGAATTTGAGCTGATATACAACGATCCCACGGAGTTTGCATCGCCGCCCCGCCCGTCCCGGAAAATCATTGACCCAGAGGCGGACGTACCGCAATACCTGGAAAAGGCTGATCTGCAACGTTTCCTGGACGAATCCCGGCGGCACACCCAGTATGGCGATTATACCGCGCTTTTTATGCTGCTGGCCTATACGGGCCTACGCATTGGGGAAGCCCTTGCCCTGACATGGGAGGACATTGATCTGGACGCCGCGACGCTCAAAGTCACCAAAACGCTGTATAATCCTGGCAACCGTTACGACGCTTACCAGCTTTTGCCGCCAAAAACGCGGACGTCAGCACGGATTTTATCATTGCCCACCCCGCTAGTCACGGAACTCAAAAAATACCGCCTGGAGGCAACGTCGCGCCGGTTTACGTTTGGGGAATTATGGCACTATCCCGAAGGCAGCCGTGCCGGGTTTGTTTTTACGGCCCCGCTGCATCCTGGGTATCCTATAACCCAGAGAAGCGTACAAAACCATATTGATCATATCCAGGCAGCATTAAAACCGCCGTTGCCTTGTCGCGTCCATCCTCATATTTTTAGACACACCCACGCATCGCTTTTGGCCGAGGCGGGCGTTGACCTGGTGGATATTATGGAGCGCCTGGGCCACTCTGACGATACCACCACTCGAAAAATATATCTGCACGTGACCAAACGGATGAAACGCCGGGCGGCGGAAAAATTTGCCGAACTCATGGAACGCTGATTTTCCCCACGGATTCCCATTTTAACCCATTGTATGGCATTGACAGACTGTTACTACAAACGCAAAAAGCCCGTAGAGTTAAGAAACACCTGGCTTTACGGGTATTCTTTGTTTAAAGGCATTGGAGAAAATGTGAAAAGCGGTACTTAACTATCATCCTACTGTCCTATTACTAGTGAAGGAGGATGATAACCATGAAGAAGATCCAAGGTCAACTCGTCGACAACCTGCACAACACAGCAAAGGTCATGGAAGCCTTTGCCAACGACTATGCAAAGGCCAAAACCAAAGAAGAACAGGAGGAAATCCTGCGATTCGAGGCTCTATACCTTACTGACCGTGCAAAACATCTGGAAGAAATAGCCCGATACCTCGATGCCGTTGCCGATTTCCAGTAATTCCTATCCCCGTGCCTTATGGTGCGGGGATTTTCCTGTTTTTCCTGCGTTTTCCCATTTTGCATAAAAATTAAAACCCCGTGCATAATATACACGGGGTATTTTTATGGAATTTTTCTGCCCAATTCCAGCCCAATTCCAGCCCAATTTCATGGGTTTTCAGGTCTATAAATCTAGACTGGACGCGGGTTTCCGGATTTCCGTTTACATCATGCCCGGCATCAAAAAAGGACCGATGGCGTTCAAGCCTCGGTCCTTCATTCTTTTCTTGCTGATTATAGTATATCTTACAGAAGCCTGTGACATCAAGTGCTGCTTTAGTGACATTCAGTGACATTCGCCAGGAATCTCGATGTGTTTCAGGGCTTCGTCATGCAGCCGGTACACCTGGCGGATATGAAGTCCGAGAGTATCGGCAATGGATGCCCAGTCTTTAAAGGCCAAGTAGCGGAGTTCCAAGACGACCCGTTCCCGGGCATCTGGCACTCGGCTGACAGCCTTCATGATGTCTGCCTTGAGTTCGACCAGGACGTCGATGGCTTCATCCACTTCCTGTTCCATATCCATCATACGGGCGATGGTTTCTTCCAGACGGTGCGGATTGGGTGTCCCGCTTAGCGGCACCGGGCTGAGTGTCGATGACACCTTGATAGCCAGCTGCCGCAAAGACGATACCTGCTCCAGCTTGCTGTCTATCTGTATGTTGATGTTCCGTGCCTGTTCCAGGTACGCCTTGGCTTCCATACGCTTTTCTTCTGTTTCCTTTTTCATAGTATACCCCCTTTTTCTGTTTCCATCATGCCCAGGTCAGCCTTTACGGCATCAATCAACGCCGCCTGGGTTCCGTCTTTGTGTTTCAAGACGTTCAGGATGCGCTCGTCAATTGTGTCCTTGGCTACGATGTGCTGTATGATGACAGTGCGGCTTTGCTGCCCCTGCCGCCAGAGCCGGGCGTTGGTCTGCTGGTACAGCTCCAGGCTCCAAGTCAGGCCAAACCAGATCAGGATGGAACCGCCCTGTTGCAGGTTCAGGCCGTGTCCGGCAGAGGCCGGATGGATGAGGGCCACAGGAATCTTTCCTGCGTTCCAGTCGGCGAAATCCTGCGGCTCCTTCAGTTCCCTGGCTTCCATCCGCTCCCGGATGCGGTCCTTATCGTGCTTGAACCAGTACGCCACCAGGACAGACTTCCCGTTGGCACTTTCTACTAGGTCTTCCAGGGCCTCCAGTTTACGGTCATGGATATTCACGACGTTCTTGTCATCTGTGTAAATGGCGCCGTTCGCCATCTGCGAAAGCTTCAGGGTAAGCGACGCGGCATTGGCAGAGGTGACCTCGCCGCCTGGAAGCTCCAGTACCAGGGACTTCTTCAGTTCGTCATACCGTTCCTTCTCCTTTTCACTCAGTCTGACTTCTTTCGCTACGCTCACCAGCTCCGGCATCTCCAGATAGTCTGTTGCCTTCATGGACACGGTGATGTCGGCAATCTGGTGATAGATGGCTTCTTCCGCTCCCGGCAGGGGTTTGTAGGAATACACCACCATGCCGTTGCGCTTATCCGGCTGGAAGTACAGATTCCGGTACTGGCTGATATATCTCCCCAGCCGCTCTCCCATATCCAGGATGCGGAACTCGGCCCAGAGATCCATCAGGCCATTGCCGCTGGGCGTTCCCGTAAGGCCGACGATGCGTTTCACTCTGGGACGCAAGGACTTCATGGCCCGGAACCGCTTCGACTGGTGGTTCTTGAAACTCGACAGCTCGTCCAGAACGACCATATCGAAATCCAGGCGGCTGTTCTCATAGAGCCAGGCCAGGTTCTCACGGTTCACGATATAGATATCCGCATCCTGCTGCAAAGCCCGCCGCCGTTCTGCCACGGTTCCCACGACCACACTGCAGGTCAGCTCTTTCAGGTGATTCCACTTCCTGAGTTCATCCGGCCAGGTGTCTCTCGCCACCCGCAGCGGAGCTACCACCAGCACCCGCTTAACTTCAAAGGCATCATACATGAGGTCACGGATGGCCGTCAGCGTTGCCACCGTCTTGCCAAGGCCCATGTCTAGGAACAGGGCTGTAATGGGATGGGACTTGATGTATTCGATGGCGTATTTCTGATAATCATGCGGCATGAACTTCATGCACCTCCGCCCCCTTTCCCATCAGGCATGTGGGCGATAGCCTTCAGGACTGCAGGAATATCCTCCATGGCATCCAGGACGAATACCTGGTAGCCCAGACGTCGCAACATGGCATGGCGCTTCAGCTGCAGCGGCCTTGGCTTCTGCCCCGGCGCCTTTACTTCCACAAAGCCCATCTTCCCATCAGCCAATAGAATCAAGCGGTCCGGCATACCTGCAAATAATGGCGAAACAAGCTTCACTGCCTTACCGCCAGCCTTCTCCGTTTCCATCACCAGGTGGTGTTCAATTACTTTTTCTCGCATATTACTCACCTCTTTTTTATAGGGGTGCAGGTCGGTGAAGGTCGTTTCATAAACTTCCCTTAAAGACATTTTTTCTATTTTTCAGCCCTAAAGGGGGTTTATATATTGACCTGCACCGACCTGCACCCTTCCCTTTTTCTTACAGGAAATCTGTGACTTTCAGCTTCAGCCCATAAATGAAATACCCGGCTTTCCGCTTACGCCTGTCAAACCCAGTTTTCTCTAATGCTCCGTAAAAATCCGTCGTACTGCGGGTATACTCGTTCATCTGCTGGCAGTACAGCCGATAGGCCGTATAAAGTTCCCCGGACTTCTCGCTGAAAGAGGCATCTTCTTCACAGCAGTCATCCAGGAAATGCCGAAGCCAGTCATTCTGCCCGCGGTATTCATTGATGGCAGATGCGACGCAATCAGGCGTATCCAGGTGATAGTTCTTGGCAATGACCCTCTCCGCCCCTTCGATAATCCACTGCAGGATGGCAGGACCGGCTTTCTCCACCAGGTAGTCTGCGTAGTTCTTGATGTCGCTCTTCCCTTCGAACTGGGCCTTGAAGGGCATGACGATAAGACGCCGCCATGTCCCTTCGTCATTAGCCCCCACCCTGGGCAGGTGGTTCGTGTAGAGAACCAGCGTGTGTGTCGGTACGAACTTAAAAGGATCCTTATACTTCTTTTCGCCGCTTACTTCATCCGTTGAGCAGAGCTGTTTCAGGATGGACGTAGAAAGCCGGACGCCTTCTTCCATTTCGGCGGCAATGATCATGCGCTTCCCCTTCAGCTCCGCCATTTCCGGACGGACGTTCCGCTTGCAGCCTGCCGTCAGGGCATCGGCAGAGATGCCGCCGCAGTAGCTGCCAAGGACGCGGGCCAGGGAATTCCAGTAGGTCGACTTGCCGTTGCGGCCGTCGCCGTACGCGATGACCAGGGCTTCCACATAGACTTTGCCGATAGCCATAAGGCCGCTGATTTCCTGGGCGTAGTCGATGAGCGCCGTATCGCCGGTAAAGAACTGCTGGACGGCCTGCTTCCAGATAGCGTTCCCTTCGCTGCCCGGGTCTACAGAGGTACATTTCGTGATGAAGTCCGTCGCTCGGTGTTCCTGCCGTCCCCGCATCCCTTTCCGCAGATCATATGTATAAGACGGGGTGTTCAGCAGGAATTCATCTGCATCCAGTGCCTGGATAGGCATCTGGACCATGGGTTTCAATGCCTGCAGGGCCGACAGGATATAGCGCATATCGCGGCGTTTCAGGACAAACTTCCGGTACGCTTCTGCGGCAAGGTAGGCGGCGTAGGCTTTGGTCTGCTTTTCCTCGATCATCTTCTCCAGGTTCCGTCCGCCCTTACGGATGATATCTTCCGAAATCCCTGTCCCTGCTAATTCCTTGAGTGCCTGCTCGGACTGTTCATTAGCATCAGCCAGCTGCAAATCCAGGAATTCTTCCGCTGCACCGACCGCTGCCTGCCGCGATTCTTCCCAGCAGATGCCATCGTAGCGGATGAAATCCGTGCTGTCGGTGTAGCGCAGCTCGTTGCCGTATTCTCTGGCGATGACCTTGGCCTGGCCGACATCCGAATAATCCTCCGGCCGCAAGGAGTCCCGGGTGCCGAAATCGTTGTTGTATTCATCCGGGCTGACGTAACCTTCCTGCTTTGCGATGCGCTTGCCGAACCGTACGGCACTGCCCCAGATAGTGTTCAGCTCGGTGTCGGGAAGCGGCGGGTCGCACTTTTCCGCTTCGTCGAGGAAAATCTGGTACGCCTTTTCCGTCGCCCCGTAACGTTTGATGACGCGGCCGGCAAAACGGCTCATGGTGCTGTTCCGGCGTCCGGCCGGGATACTGCGTGACTCGGTATCTCCCACTTTGAGTACCTGGTCGATTGTCGTTTCCCCGTCCTGCCACAATACTTTCTCGACAGGGCAGCCATAGATGAACCGGGCTGCATCGAGAGCCGCTTCATCGAAGAAGGGATACGCCCGGTGGATTGCCCGTTTCAGTTCTGTATAGTGCTGTTCATCCGTAATATCCGGAATCCCGAAATAAGCATGGAAGCGCGGTCTGGCACACTTCCCGTCCTTGGGTTTCATGTGATTCCTTGATGGCACGACGGCCACCGAGACTTTCGGCAGCATGGCCAGGAGCTTTTCCATGGAAATCCAGTCAGCAGGATTCTCCGAGTGAGTGTTGTCACAATCCATGACCAGGACGTCGGCGGAGAGAAAATTCTCCCGCTTCCGATAACAATCTTTGAAGGCTACGCAGACATGATCGAAAGCGGCTGCCGCCTTCAGGTCCTCGGCACAGCTGATTTTCTGCTGCCTGGGATAGCGGCAATTCGCTTCCACGCCAGTAAAGTCTGACCTATAAAGTGTAAAATCCATCTTATTTCACCTCGTTAATATACCGAATTGTTTTTCCTTTTCTTTGGGCGTACTGGATTTCTTTTTCCATTCCCGCCGAAATCACATCGCCAAAGACCCAGAGTTCGACGCAGCGGGACAATAGTGCGATATCCATAAAGAGTGCCAGTTCCCGTTCCGATTCTTCATCGAGGAACTGCGGTAGATACAGATGCGGTGCCAGAGGGATACATCCCTGGTCTACCGTATAGCGGCAGTAGGCACAGGCTTTCCGGATATTTTCTTCTACATCCCCGGTATAGGGCGAACACACGTACACAACAGGCATGAACGGGAACCTTTGGGGTTCCACGTTCCTGATTGCCTGATACGCTGTCGGGTCCGGATAATACTCTGCATTACGTTTCGGATTGTTTTCCATGCAGTTCCATCCACCCTTCCGCACATTCATCGCACAATACTGCCGTTCCCACCAGGTCAGCGTCACTGTCTGACAGGACATTCTTCAGATTGACAGGTACTTCCCTGCCACAGACCGGGCAGCGGCAGAAAACGTTTTCGTCATTGATTTCGACCGTCACATCGACACCATCTTTAAGTGGTTCTTTTACGTAAAACATGATTCATCCCTCCAGTTCCGTTTTGTAATAGGTCATGAGCATCTGCTTGCGCTGCTGGAAATCCGGGCAGGAATACAGCAGGCCGTAATCCAGGTGCTGCAGCCGATCCAGAGCATGGATCTGCTGTGCAGTCAGATAAGGCCGGATGCTCTGCCCTTTTTCGATGCCGTTGGCCAGCCGGAACTGCTTGGCAGACATCCCCAGCACGATGCGGTTCAACATGTCACATTCATTGCTGAAGTGGTACGGCTTCGGACTTTCATGCAGGCGGCAGATCATGTCCGTCAGCATCGGGAATTCCTGCCGGGCAGACAGGAGCGACCGGATGCACTGCTCCATCTCATTGAAGCGATGGATATAGAGTTCCTTGAAATGCATCGCCTTCGAGCCTGTGTAGCCCATGACCAGCATGGTGAACCCATCGCGGGTCAGTAGGTAACGTGGCAGTTTTCTTCCCCTGGCATCACGATATGTATTGCCCTCAAAATTGAGTGCAATGAATTCTGGGCTTAATCCAGAATTGGATGCAGTGATTCGTCCGATATCACGCAGAACGTTATAATGCTGTTTTTCAAAAGTCGCTGCAACAAACAGGCTGTCGACCCTTGGTACACCTCTCTGATCAGCAAACACGCCAAATTCATCTTCCGGAATCAAAAACTTCATAGCGAATCCCGCCTTTCTTAAAATAAACATCCGAGGAAATTCCCTCTGATAGTGAAAGGACAGGAATCACTATGTTAAGTACCGGGAAATCAATCTTTTTTATAAAATTCGCACTCATACCCGTCTGCCCGGAGCAATAGCCCTTCAGCCCACGACGGCGTCCGGCCCATCTGCTCACAGATGGCATCGACGCTAGTGTCTTTGGGACACTCGATAATCAGTTCATCATGGACATGGCCGACGATGGCGCAGCATCGCAGCGTCTGCATGGCATAGCAGAGGATGTCCCGGCTGATGCCCTGGACGATGTTCTCCACGAACTTCGGGCCATAGCTTTCGAGCCGTTCCCACTTCTTTGTTGCGCCGATGCCTTCATAGGTGACGGATTCCCCGCCGAAGCGGTTCTCGCCTATCCGGGGCTTTACGTAGGAAAGCCGCCGTCCGCTGGGGAGCTGTATGAACAGCATGCCGCTCTGATACAGGAAGCGGATGAAGCCAATCCGCATGGGGATACGTTCCTTAATGGCTGTCTTCACGGCGGCGTCCACCTGCCACCAGAAATCGACGATGTGCGGATTGGCCGACCGCCAGGACTGCACCAGAGGATACAGCTCGTTTTCTGTAAGGCCCATGTCCAGGGCTCCCATGGCCTTCAGCGCACCTACGGAGCCGCCATAACCAAGGGCCAGTTCTGCGATTTTCCCTTTCTGCCGAAGATGGCCATTGATACCATGTTTTTCCACCGGAACGCCGAACATGGAGCTGGCCGAAGCACAGTAGATATCCCCATTCCTGGCAAAGACATCCGAACGCCATGTTTCTCCTGCCAGCCACGACAGCACCCTGGCTTCAATCGCCGAAAAGTCCGATACGACAAACTTCATACCTTGCCGTGGTATAAAGGCCGTACGAATCAGCTGGGAAAGGACATTGGGGATGGAATCATACAGAAGGTTCAGGGCTTCATAATTTCCCTGGCGTACCAATTCCCGAGCTTCTGCGAGATCCGGCAGATGGTTCTGGGGCAGATTCTGCAGCTGGATGTGCCGACCGGCAAATCGCCCGGTCCGGTTGGCCCCATAGAATTGGAACATGCCTCTGGCCCGGCTATCCTCGCAGGCCGTCATTTCCATGGCCTGGTATTTTTTGACTGAGGATTTGGCCAGCTTCTGCCGGAGCAGCAGTACACTGCGCAGCGGTTCTTTTGCCGTCTTCAGCAGTTCCTGTACCTGCTTCTTTCCCAAAGAATCGGTCTTCATCCCATGCCGTTCCAGCCAGCCGATCATCTGAATAACGGAATTCGGATTCTCCAGGCCCGTCTTTTCTCTCAGCGCAGCCATCAGGCTGTCCCGGCTGCGGGCATCGATGGCGATGGCATTTTCAGCCAGTGTCCGGTCAATGGCGATGCCCCGGTCGTTGATTTCCTGATCGAGATGATATTCATCCCATACCTGCTGCGGTACGAGATACTTCTTCAAGCGCTCCTGGATGGCCATTTCCACTTCCACATCCCGTTTGTTATAGGACTTGAACAAGGTCCATTTGTCTAAGTCATGCTGAGGAAGGTTTCTTGTCCTGCCGCCATTCGATTTGGTTTCCTTGCAGGGAACGCAGAAATATCGAATCAGGTCTTTGCCTTCCTTCATCTTCTGGCTGTCCAGCTTCAGCACGGCCCCTGCGCCTTCCAGGGAAAGCGGCAGGCCCATGTAGGCCGACCAGACCATGGAGCATTTCCATCCCGTCGGATTGAGGAACCTGGCACAATCCCGGGAAAGCGGATGATGGTCATGGAACGGATCCAGGCTCATTCCCAGGTCACGCAGGTATCGCGACAGGCAGACTCGTTCAAAACTGGCATTGAACGCCCACTTAGTGACAGATTCATCGGTCAGGGCATCCAGGATATCATCCGGGATGCGTTCTCCCCGCGCCAGGTCAACGACCTGTGCCTCGCCACCGTCCACGGCATAACCAAAGAGAAGAAGTTCAAAGGCTGGCGATTCTGCGTATTTGTACACGCCGCATTTAGCCAGGCTGACATCGCTGAATGTTTCAATATCGATACTGATGGTTTTCATACTCTTCACCTCGAAAAAAAAAACGGCGAGGCACAAGGCCCCGCCGCCGCTATTCACTACTACTTGTTCCGGAAGGATTCCATCTGCTTGCGATGATATTCTTCTTCCCGTTCTTCCCGGTGCCGGGCCATTTCTTCATCCCGCTGGTCTTTTTTGATATCTGTATAGATCATGGCCACGAAGAACCCGCCGGCGCACAGTGCAACCAGGCAGTACAGGCCATCCAGAATCAGTCTCATCACAGTTTCCATAATCGCGCCTCCTTATGCCAGGAAATCATCATCGTCAGCCGTAGCAAAATCATCTTCTGCACGGGGTTTGCCGCCGAGGGGTTCGCCGTCACGGATTTTCTGCAGGTTGTTCAGGCCGCAGGCAATACCCTTGTTGCCATTGCTGTTGAAGGCATAGAAGTTGATGGACGCACGGCCATAGACGCCAGAATAGACTTCAGAGCGTTCCAAGATATTCTGGCAGTCGGCATCGACGATGCCCGGCTTGGTAGCCGAATTGGCATTGACGAAGAAGCTGTCTTTATACGCATCATCACCAGGGCGTTCCAAGTCGCCGTCACGGAGCGGGGTCTTGATAGCTTC